GACCTGTCTTCTCCAGCTCATCATCGAACGAATTCAGTCATCCGGACCGCCCGACGCGACGCCGGGACATGGCGGACCGACCGTCCGCGCCGGACCGAGGGGGCGGGCTCCCCTGTGGCCGGTGGACGCCGGATCGCTCTGGCACGGGACGGTCGTGTTCGGGAGCCGATACTAACATAATGCGAGTGAAGTTGACTGGGACTAGCCCGTCACTATAACCCGTGGTGGAATCAGCATTCGCTCCATCGGCGGCGATGTGGGATGGGCATGAATAGGCTTGATAGACGCATCGTTGCACCCATCAGTAGTAGCCCGGTTATTCGTCGAAACAGGGGAGTCGAACAATAACGAGTCGGCGATTGTCGGCCCCGACAATAAGACGCAACGAGACCTCGGGCAACCGGCCCGCCCGTAACGGGCTCCGGCTCCGAGGTCTTCGTTGCGCAAGCTCATACGGTAGGCGCCGATCAAGGACCGAGACCAGCCGCGGGGCCACCGGCAGGAATCGAACCTGCAACCCGAAGATTAAAAGTCGACTGCTCTGCCAGTTGAGCTACGGTGGCGTGTCAACCTCCGGGGCGTGCGGTCGGCAGGGGCCACCGGAGGAATACACCCCTATTTTACCGAGGTCGTCAAGCGTTACGTCACGGCGTCACGGCTGCCAACCCCTGGTGTGAGCCACTCCCGTAGAACGGCCCCATCCCAGTCCTCTTTAACAGCCTGTGCGACTAAAGCGATGGCCGGGTTCAGCATCGCGATGTCGATCAACATCGCCCGCCGAATGAGGGGCCAGTCGGTCCGGAGTGCGGCGGCCAGTTGGTCGACCTCCGCTTGCTCCTTGACCGAGAACACGCCGTCGGCTCGCTTGTTGGCTGCGTGCAAGTTGAGCAGATCCAGGCGCAGCCCGATGTCAGGTCGACTGCTTCGGAGAGCGTTCAGGGCGTTCAGGTCAGTGTGGTGCAAGGTCACGGTTATCTCCATCGGTCCTGGCGTTATCTGGCCATCGGATTGGCCTTGTGCCGCCTGGCAGAATGACGTCGGGATGATTCGTCATAAACCCGTTGGTCGTCTCCTCTTGCCGCCCATCGCCGAAGGTCACGGTCATCAACTGCACCTTGATCGCTGGCTTGTTCGGGTCGGTCTTGAACCAGATTGGCATCATTCCTCCTACACCAGTCCGGATTAGCGAATGCCCCACGGGTTGCCGTCCACGTACCGCGGCCTGGTGGGCTCCGTCCTCACGGGCTCGGCGGGTGGCCGGTCGATCTTGACGGCATCGGTCGTCGGGTCCCACTGGACGCCGAGGATGACGCCGCCCGCCACTTCGTCCAGCACCTCACCGATGGCGACGTACCCGTTGGCGCGCCACGTTGGCTGCTGGAAGAGTCTGCCCGAAATCCTCTCTTTCAGATTGCGCTCGTGCTCCGGTGCCTGGGATCGCCGGTAGCGCACGGCCCGGTCAAGCGCTGTGGCGAGCTGATCCCGTGTGACGGTCAGTGGCCGGTCGGTCATCGTGCCCCCTCTGGAAGTTCGCGCCATGTCGCGCCATCATCCAGTTGCAGCGTCCCCTCGCGGAGCTGCGGAATCATCTGCTCACCGATGGTCGACCGGCCAACCACGATCTGGGCGAGGAACTCCTGCTCGACGCTGCTAATCCCGTCGTCAATCATCGCCAGCTTCGCCTTGATGGCCGCGGCCAGTGTGCGCCACCGCTGCCGGGACGCCTGTTCCCAGTCCTTCTCGACGGCTGATTCAGTCCGGGCGTTGCCGTAGCTATTGTGCAGGAATGCTTTTCGGTCGGGCAACTGCATCCGCATGACGATCCGGTAGTCCTTGAGCTCGAAAGCGATCATCACTTGGCCGTCTTTCGAGGAGCTGTAGGCGAAGCTATCGGCGCCGAATCGTGACAACGTTCGCTCGATCTCGTCACGGCTGCGGCTGACTGGCACATCGGTCTTGCTGGCGTACGTCTGCGGCATCAGGACACCTCCACTTTCGAGCCAGGATAGTCTGCGAGCCCAGCAGCTCGAATAGCTCGCCATAGCATCACCTTATTCAGGCCCTGCGGTTCTGACTTGCCGACTTCCCAGTGCTGATACGTCATCACGCGAACGCCGAACTCCTCCGCGTAGTCTCGAAGCGATAGCCCAGTACTAGCCCTGAGTCGTCGTATCAGTTCTGATGATGGTGGTGGCATTCTTCGCTCGTCCCTCATGCCCGGCATCGTAGGCCGCTTGATAGGAATCTGCTACGTGCGGCGCTAAAAGGCTTGACACCGTGTAGCGGTATAGCTACACTGTAGCGGTAACGATACGAATTGTCCATCGCTTAGGAGACCACCGCCATGACCCTCACGACCGGGAAGCAGTTTGCGGACACGCCCAATCGCTCCCTGACCATCACGGTCGCGCCGGTCGCTGCGGTGCCGGGCGGGTTCCGCGTCTACGTCCACACCGGCTTCGAGGTGGTGTTGGCGCTCAAGGTCTGGGGCGACAACCTCCAGCCGGTGGCCGGTGGGTACGTCGATCTGGAGGACCTGCTGCTGGCGGTGATGGGCGGCACACGGCAGCTCCGTCCCTACCGAAGGGGCGGACACAGTGATCGGACGCCGCGCTGTCGGGTGTGTGGCCGGGAGTTGCGAGACGAGGCGAGTGTCGCGGCGGGAATTGGACCGGACTGTCTGGTCAATGAGCAGGAGGCGGCATGATCGCTTTGACACAGGATTGGCAGCGGATTCTCGACGGCATCAACGGGCGCGTTGTCAAGACTGGCTCTGACAGCTGGCAACCGCACGGTCCCATCGTCCAGCGGATCGAACGAGTGATCGAAGGGCGCGGACAGCTCTCTCCGGCAAGTGTTCATATCGAGGGAAGCGATGGGCCAGTCATGGTCCGGTTCGCTGCGGCGCTGGAGATTACGGATTCGTTCAGCGGGTCGTTCATTTTCCACCGGTCATACAACAGCAGGGTGCCAGCTGAGGAATACACCGACGTAGTCGCCGACACCGTGGTAACTGCGCGTCAGGCCGAGATTCTCGCCGGAGTCGTTCGCAACCTGAAGCGGGTGGTTGCATCGGCCGATTACGCGCCGACTACGGAACGCGTGACAGACATCGTGAGTGACCTCGCCGGACTGCATGACGAGGTCAGTCAGATCGCCGATGACCTGACTCGGATGGTGGGTCGCATTCGGGATGCAGGACTCTAGGAGGCAACATGAGCGACCAGCCGATCTACGGTCCTCACGGTACACGGGACCACATTGCTGACTCCATCCTTGACCGGCTCACCCGCGCCAACTGGTCAGCCGACGCCATTGACGAGGCGATTGGTGACTACGCCGCTGACACGACGGCCTGGGATCAGGCCCAGTCATATCACCGGGCGGATGACTTTCGGCGTGGCTTGCGGATGCTGACGGCCATCCGTGACGAAGGGATGGACCGCGAGGCGTTCCGCCGCCGATTCGTCAATCGGGAAGGGAGCGTGAGATGAGCGACATCATCGGCGCGGCAGCCGAGGTCATTTACGACGGGACGACGACTAACCGGGTCGCCGACTTCGACGACCTTAGCCCGAAAGAAGGCACGCGCTACCGGGCCATCGCCGTGAAGGTGCTCCGGGCAGTGCGCATCACCGAGCTGGATGAATTGCGTGGCCGTATCCGGGAGCTGGAATCCACCGTGGAACACAAGCAGTCGATCATCGAGGATCTGGAGTTCGACGCGCGACACATCCGGGAGCAGAACTATGGCCACTGATCCCCATCGCGATCACGTCCCCGACGACAACGCCTTCGAGCGCGACCTGATGGACCGGTTCCCCGCTTTCGGGCAGTGGCACGACCGTGAGCGGGAACGGGCGATCCGGGCCGGCCTGGTCCCGGATGGGCCGGTGGACGACGAGGACGACGATGAGCGGCTCTGGCCGGACGATCTCGCGAGTTAGGAGACGCGCCGTGACTGACTTGTCACTCATCGGCATCGCCATCGTCGCGTTCGTCGGGGCGGCCGTGTCAGCTGGTCGCTACGCCCACTACCGAGCCGATTGGGACACCATGTGGGATCGGACGATGTTCCGGCCCGACCCGGACGGCACCGTCGCACGGGAACGGCGCCGGTTGCTCGACACGGCCCATCGCTGCCTGTTTGGGGCGATGGGCGCCGCCCTCGTCGCGATCTGGTCGTTCGTCTTCGCCATGATGCCGTAGGAGGTGCCGCGTGAGCATGTACGTGTTGAATGAGGCAGGAGAGCCGGTACCCGCAGCCGATGGGCTCGCCTGGGCCCGGTGGTTTGAGACGAACCCGGACCGAACGGTGGCAGCCGATGACATCGATGTCAATGGCGCACGGTATCGCGTCTCAACGGTTTTCCTTGGGGTGGATCACGGGTACGGCGACGGCGACGGCGACCCGATCCTCTGGGAAACCTTGGTCTTTTCGGACGACATGTCGATTGATTCGACCATGCAGCGCTACGTGTCCCGATCCGAGGCGGTCATCGGGCACGCAGGGACGGTCGCGGCCCTGGAGCGAGGCGAGGTGCCAGAATGACCCACCCCATCCCCTTTGACGATCTCGATGCCACGGACGCGGAACTTGCGTCCCTTGATGCACTAATCGCGTTGGGCGACGACGCGGACGCTGGCGCCTTTGCCGAATGGTTTACGTCGACATCTCTCGTCGACTTCAAATCGTGGCTCCTGGCGCTGCCAGACGTGGACGATAACCTGCCGGAGGCAGCATGATCGACAAACCCCTATCGGATCTGATCCAGATCTATGCTGAATCCCACACCGCCTATGCCGTCGCGTCCGGCTCAACCACCGAGATGAACCGCAGACGGCTCCATGATAAACGGGGCGATGCCGCATCGGTCTGCCTGCTGGCGGTGATCACCGCGGACCGGCAGCGCGACCGGCTCCGGGTCGTGGTGCAGATGGCGTCGGGTCTGGAGGCCGCTGGCTATCCCGTCCCGGACCTGTTGACGAAGGCGTTGGCCGGCCTGCACGACAGCGACCTCGACGGGCCGATGCTGGCGCCAAGTGGTGAGACGGGGGCGGCGTAGATGGTGAGCAAGCGGATGATGAAGCTGATCCAGGACTATGCTGACATCTGCACCGTTTATGCGGTGATGATCGCCACAACTGACGACAAGGAGAACCTTGAGCGACTTCGGCGGGAGCGCGGCGCAGCGGCCGGAGTTTGTCTCAATGCGATCACGGAATTGGAGGACGCACTGGCGCAGACCAGCGATTATGTCAAACATCTACGCAACACGATGACAGCCAACGGGCTCCATCCGGACACTGATCTCTAGGCACGGGGAGGCTGCATGACAATCCGAGAGGAACGTCGCGCCATTGTGGCCGTGATTTCAAGGTGCGATCAACTGGGCTGGCGACGTGACGCCCTGATCACCCTGCACGACAGCCTGACCCCGGTGAGCCGCGACCCGAATGAACAGCGGCTTCGGGCGGTACAGGCGTACGCTGTGTCGTCGATCCTGTGGCGGCGGATCACCAGCTTCGACGGAGCAATGGCCCTGTACGGGATCGGTGGGCAAGACGAGAGGGTGGCCGCATGAGTCTGCACGATGATCTCGCGCCACTGGTGGACGACCGTTACCTGGCCCGGCAGAAGCACCCGGAGTACGATCTGTGGCTCTACAACTACACCCAGAAGACGCAGTTCAACAAACACTGGACGCCGCTGACCCTGATGGCGCGCGGTCTCATTCTGGATGCCAACGGCGACATCGTGGCACGGCCTTTCCCAAAGTTCTTCAATTGGTCCGAGATGCCGCCGGGCTGGCAGCCGTCATCGCCGCTGACCGGACTCCAGGCGAAGATGGACGGATCGCTCGGCATCCTCTACTGGACGCCCGATGGTCTGCCCAGCATCGCGACTCGCGGATCGTTCGTCAGCCAACAGGCGCAGCACGCCACCGGCGTCTTGCGTGAGCGGTACGTCGATCTGCCGTGGCGAGACGATGAGACGTACCTGTTCGAGATCATCTACCCCGGCAACCGGATCGTGATCGACTACGGCCAGCAGGACGATCTGGTGCTATTAGCCGTGCGTGGTACCGCCACTGGGACGGAGCATCAGTTGCCAGATTGGTTCCCGAATCGCGTCGAGCAAACCCGTTGTGTTGACCTGGATGCGGCGATGGGTAATTTGGCCGCTTTGCCCCGCAATACCGAGGGCATCGTGCTGTTGTTCGAGGACGGCAGCCGGCTCAAGATGAAGACCGACGAGTACGTGCGGCTCCACCGCCTGCTGACCGGCTTGACGCCGCGACGCATCTGGGAACTGGTCTCTACCGGCGTTGGCATTGACGAGCTACTCCGACACATCCCCGAGGAGTTCGCAGATTGGGTCAGGACGACGGCCCGAGGCCTCCATCATGTCCATGAGGACACGTTTACCCGCGCCTATCAGGATGCCGTGTCCGCAGAGCAGGAACATAGCGACGATCGTGGCGCCATCGCCCGCGCCATCCAGGACAACCCGCTCCGGTCGCTGATCTTCCTGATCCTTGACGGCAAGGACATCGACCAGCCGGTCTGGCGGATGATCCGGCCCGAGCACAGCGTCCCGTACACCGCCGATCCCGACGAGCAGCAGGTGGCCGCATGACCTCCCAAGTAGATGCGACGGTTCAGGAGTCGCTGCATGAGCAGGTAGTTGAAACTCCGGTCTTTCGTCTCTATGTTGTGGCACCGCAACCACGACCATTCGAGTCATCAGTGGACGAACCAACGCATATCACTCTGGCGTCCATCGTCTACGCGGCCACGTCGAAGTCACAAGCGATACGGTTCCTGAAGACCCTACACGACGCTGGTGCCAAGCCGCATGTTTGCTACAGCATCACCGTCAACTCGTTTGAGACCGAGCCAACTTTCTATGGGCTCTGGTAGGAGGCCGCATGACGAAGACACTCCGGACCAGATTGCTGTCGGAGATCGCCCGTGATCCCGGAACCCTGAATCCCGGCACGTCGTGGTACGGACTGGCAGCCATCTTCAAGCCGGAGATGAGCGACGCCGAGGTGCTCACCCGCGCTCGGCATGAGGTCGAGTGGCGGATCGACGCGGCCCGCAGCGACGAGGAGATGGTGCAGCAATTGCGGGATGAGGCAGCACGATTGGCGGCGGCGATGGCGGTCGTGACCGAGACAGGAGACTCGGCGTGACGGGAGAAGAACAGTTAGATTGGAATCAATGGCCGATCCCGGACCGGTGGCCGGTGATGCAGCACCGGGAGAGGTATCAGGATCGACAGGGACGATGGCACTATCTGGATGAACCGAAACAGATGCCTCCGGTCCCGATACCGCTGCCTCAGGACCTTATCGACAAGGTCAAGGCGATCATCGATCGGCATCATCAATAGACAGGAGACGCACAATGGGCACGACCGAACTGACCATCGTCGCGGCCCCGGCGATGAAGATCGCTGACATTACCTCCGAGCTGAACCGGGCATGGGATGACACCGGTCAACGCGTCCCCCGGTTCGTCGTGTTGACCCGGCTGATGGGTTCGCTCTATGGGGCGGATGCCTTTTTGCGGATCGCCGCTGCGTCCACGCTGATGGACTACGGACTCGACAACCAGACCGGCGAGATTCTGCGCTGGAACGATCCCGAGGGGCGCCGGTCTCCGTGGGCCAACGGGCCGTGGCGGAACCCGCCGGGCGTCGGTCGGGCCATCGTCCACATGACCGATCCGGGCGATGTCACCGCCATCAACCGCGACGGCATCAGCATCGGCATCGCTGGGCAGTACGACGATGCCGTCTCAGACGACGCCTACGGGGCGCTGGTGGCGCTCGTGGCGCATCACGCCAGCAAAGCCGGGGTGCCGCACACGACGCCCTACAGCGACGACCTGGTTCACCCGGACACCGGCGTCTCGTTCGTCCTCTGGCACTCGACGTTCTGCGGCGATCTGAAGCCCGACCCCGGCCATGTCGTCAAGGAGCTGACGGGGCGGCTAGTGCAGGACGTGCGGCGGGTGATGCGTGAAGGCGGGTCGGCATGACGATGGATGACCGCGTAGATGCGGCACTCGCGGCCCTGCCCTATGACCACTGGCGAAGTTATATTGATCCGTGCGGAAGTGGGACGCTGGAAATAACCACGTGGCGCCGGATCATCCGGACGGCCATTCAGGCGGCGGATCGGTGGGATCGCGATCATCCGGTCCCGGCTGATTACACGTCCCATATGGTCACGATGACCCCTGCCGAAGTGCGGTCGATGAGTCGGTCGCCAGATGCATCTGATAAAGGAGGAAGTATGACCTCAGAGCAGCACATCGTGCTCTTGCAACGGATCATCATCGAGGCTGCCAATGAAGGCGGAGCCGATGCGCGTATTTCGATCAGGCAGGCACTTGGGCACCATTGGCCGGACGACATGACACCCGCCGATTTCATGGGGCCTGAATGGCCTCCTCGTCCGATAGACCCTGACGAGATCGACCGCGAAGCGCTAATGAATATCACCAAACGACATCAGACCAACTGAAAGGTGGCGCCATGACTCCGGACCAGCACATCGCCGCCTTGCAGCGCATCGGTGTTTGACCGGGACGGCAACCGGATCGGCGTCATCAATGAGGACGGCATCATCGACGTCCAGCCGGTAAGGGATTGACGACATGACGACAGCCCTGGCGAATTGCTCGCCAGGGCTGTTCTGTTGCGCTCAGTGTAGCCGGTCAGACGACGGGCGGCTTCTTGAAGATGGTCAATCCAGGTTTGGCGGCCTCAGCCCCGTTCTGGACAGCGGTCACGATCAGCGTGCTGAGGATGATGACGTACGGGACGTACTGGGGTGGGATGTCGGTCACGATCTGGTCGATCAGCAGGGTCAAGCCACCGCCCGAAATCAACTGAAGCAGGGTCCTCGCGATCCGCTGCCAGAAATCCCGGGCCGTGGTGAGCTGCTGCTTGCCAGGATCGGTGACGGGAACGGCGACGTCAACGGTGTCGGTCATGGTGAAAACCTTTCAGTGAGGTAGGGGTTGGAGAAAGAAACGGCCAGTTTGTTGACAGCGGGTCAGGCCGCGGCCTCTCCACTGACCTCTCGCAGCTTGCCGCCTTCGGCGATCACCGTGAATCCATCCGAGAACCGGAATACACGAGCATTGCCGGATTGAGTGACCTCGCTCAATTGCGGCCAGACGCCCAAACGCTTGCCCCGCGCCAGCCACAGCTTCGTCAGGATGCCGTTCGGATCGAAACTGAACGTCATCGCCTTGTCGCCGTTGGACGTGGCTTTGCCGAACCAGCCCTGCACCATCGCGAGGTTGACACCGGGCGGCAACAGCAGTGCGGTCGGCGGGGCAGCCGGGACAGGAGTGGGTACCGGCGCGGGCTTGACGACGACCGGCGGGGTGGCGGCAGTCTCGACCGCGGCGGTCTGAGCCGCCTTGAGGATGGCGCGGACCCGAACGATCAGCGACTCGGTGCGGGCGCGGACGGCGGCGTTGGGGCAGGTGGTGCGCTTCTCACCGTTGAACTCCCCGTGCCAGTAGACGAACGTGACGCCGGTCTTCGGGTTGATCGGCCACACGTCGTGCGGGATCGCGTTGTAGTCCGCCCAGAACGCGACGAGGTTCGCCATGTTCTCGAAGGCCACGTCGCTGACGGGGGACGATCCCCCGCCCGCCACCTCGACGGAGATGCCGTCCCGGTTGATCGCGTAAACCCCGAGCTTGGCAACCAGCGCCGGAGCATCGCCGGACGGCAACTGGTAGGGGCCACTTGCGTAGCCGGACTGGCGCGATAAGGGATCGGTCCAGCGGACGATCCGGCCACCGACGTTATCGAGGCCATAGTCGGTCCGGGCACGGGCGCGGGCATCGCCGAGGAAGTAGCCCTCGGTGCCCATCAGGCCGGACCACCCGGCACCGCCGTAGGTGCTGTGCAGGACCACGAATAGGGCCCGGCGGGGGCCTAGATCGTCCCAGGCGGTGTTCCAGCCGGGGTCCATATCGTGATGCTCCACGAGTGGGGCCGTGACGTTGCCGAAGGTGAGGGTAGTCATGGCATGATGTCCTTTCGGTCGATCACGAGGACGCACTCCCCGTCCTCTGCAAGCAGTCGTTCAATGAGTGAGTACGGGATCATCGTGACGGGCCAGCCGCGTTCATTCGGATGCCAGTCCCGATCACTCAATCCCCACGAGTTCGGCGTTCCGAAGGCCTCGTACCGATCACTGACGCGGTTGAGGGCGTAGGCGTGCCCACCCGCGAGCCGCCCGAGATCGGCGGTCCCCTCGGGCAACCAGTACATCGTTCCGCGCTTCACCGGCTCGAACATCCGCTCGTACCAGTTCGAGCCCATCACGCAGACCTTGCCGGCCTGAATCGCGGCGCGGATGTCGGTGATGCTGCGGGCCCATTCGTTGCGCTCGACACCAAGGGCGGGGTCTGGCTGACTGGCCTTGCCGCCGATGATGGGTACCGGGCCAATGTCGCGCAGCACGTCGTAGGCGACCCGGAGGTACGTGCCGTCCTCGTTCGGGATGCTGTCGCGATTCTTGCACTGCCGGTACAACCAGATGGGGTCAAAGGTGATGCGTTCGGACAGGGATCGCTCCTGCGATGACGAATAGCCGACGCACATGGAGGTCGCCCCCTGGTCGTAAATGCGACGCCAAGTGCTGCTGAGACCGATGGTGCGCTCGCAGACCGCCGGGGGCGCGGCCAGTCGGCGCATCGGATACTTGTCGACATGATCAAAGTCACTTGGCACCAGTCTCCCTAATGAACGAACGGTCATGCGGTCTCTCCTGTCGTGATGGGATGGCCGGAGCCGTCGGTCGGGACGGCCTGTCCGGCCGCGATCATGTCGGCCGCGAGGTTGCGGAGCTCACCGTGCGCATCCGGGGCGTACCAGACTTCGGCCAACAGCCGCTCGTAACTCAGCCGGTCCCACCGGCTCTTGAGCCAGATACGTTGACCGAGGACGTGCTCGGTTAGCCAGACGGTCGCCGCCTCCCCAGCCGCGAGAGTCAGCCCCTTTCGCTCAGGCGCGTCCGCGTAGAGCACACGGATGCTGACCTCACCGAATTGCTTGCGACCGTGATCGAGCATGCACACGAACGTGTCACCGTCTCGGATCGTCTCGCCGGTGGTGATCCGCATCACCGTCGCCCGGTAGTGGTACAGCGGGAACTCATCGACATTCATGGCTGCTCATTCCGTTCGTCGTCCCGAACCTGCTGGGCGTCCTCGCGAGCGTCGATGCGGTCGGTCTGGGCGTCGATCCGGCCCTCCCGAATGTCCCGCCGAACATCGCGCCGATCCTGTCGGCCCTTGACCGCCGTTGACCCGGTGCGAGCGATCTCACCGATTCGCAGCCCGAGTCCCCGCCAATCCAGAGCGAACAGCAGCGCGATCATCGTGGTGATGAGCAACGCCCGCGTGCCCAGTTGCACACTTTTCGGGATGGGTGTTGCCGCCAGCAGAAATACCATCCAGTACGCAACGCAGAGGGTCACCACGACGGTCATGATCCGACGCGCTAGGAGCGTCCAACGGATGGTCATCACCCCGATGAACACCGCCCAGACGGTCAGCATCACGGCGATCAGCAGACCGGTCAGCCCCAACACCGCGCTTTTCCCGAGCGTGTAATCGAGCACGATGACGCCGCTCATCAGGCACAGGTAGATCGCCGCCCACGGCAGGAGCCGGTGAAGGAATCGAATCACCGCCCCTGGACGATGCTGGCGGAGCTCTCGAATCAGTGTCCTCATGGTCGTCGCTCCCGTCGTTCGTCTGTCAGACCGTCAAGGGCATCGGCCAGAAAGTTGCCGCTCGCTACGCGATCCCGGCTCCGGGACGTGGCGACCCTCGCCATCCGGACCGACTGGTCCGCCTGTGCATGGATGTCGGTGCGGGCTCGATGAATCTCCCGCACGAGTTCCTCGCCGTCGTCCGCGTCGCGGCGAACGGGCCGCGTCCGATGAAGGAACCGGCTGAATATGCCCATCACTCCTGCCCATCCTGACGCGCGCCAGGCGGTATCCCTGGGGTTGGCGACGGCGAACCCGGCGGCGACGCCACCATGCGAAGGAGAAGCTCGCGCTCCCGCGCCGCCTGCTCGCGCTCCTGATGGTTGGCCTCGATCACTTTCCTGGCGGCGTCGTTCGACTCGCGCAGCAGCGCCGTCCCCGCGTCCTTCAGCGTCTCGTTCTGCTTTTCGAGCGTCGCGTTCCGGATCACGACATCCTGATATGTCGACCCCAGAACGATCCACTTCCGGTAGAACGAGTAGATCGCGAGCATCAGGCCGCCCGAAAGACCGCCCTTCGCGACCCAGTCGCCGATATCCGTTGGCGTCATCGTTCGTTCCGATCCAGATGGGTTGAACGGCCATCACGCATCCTTTCGTACTTCATATCGGTTCGACCCCAACCGTGCCGGTATCCGAACTGATGACGCGATAGCCGTCCTCAAACCCAAAGACCAGCGACGTCTTGACGCCGGTGGTCAGGGTGCCGGTGTTACCAATGTTGGTAAAACTGTCATCGTTCTGAACGACCGTCTTGAGCTGTGGCCATTTGCCGGTGGCCGTACCACGCGCCGCCCAGACGCCCGATATTGGTCCCGTGCTGTCATATTGGAAGGTCCTTGTGGGGTTGTCCCCGCCTTCGCCGATCAGCGTCACCGAGCCGAACCGTCCCTGGAGCTGAGCGATCGTCACGCCGGGCGGCACGGTCAGGACCGGCGGCCGCGTCGGGGACGGCGTGGCGGGGTTGGGGAGCGCCGGCGTCGTGGCCGACCCGCCCGAGCCCTGGTAGGACTTGAGGATCACCCGGACGACTTCGATGAGCTGCGTGGTGTAGTTCTTGACCGTCGCGCCGGGACAGTCCTTGCCCCCGTTGAACTCGGAGTGCCAGTAGATGAAGGTCAGGCCGGTCCGGGGACTGATCGGCCACTGGTCCCACGGGATCTTGCTCTGGTCGGCCCAATAGGCGATGAGCTTCGCGAGCTGGTCCTTGGCGCCAGCGCTGACCGGATCGCTATAGCCGCCGGCGATCTCGATGGAGATACCGTCGCGGTTGATCGCGGAGATGCCGTACTTCGCCACCAGCGCGATCCCGTCGCCCGGCGGGCTGGTCCACGGTCCCGATGCCCACGGCGACATAGTGCCGAGCGGGTTGGTCCACCGCATGGTCTCGCCACTGAGATGGTCCATGCCGTAGTCGGTCCGGGCACTGAAGCGAGCATCGGTGCGGAAGTAGGAGTCGGTGCCGTAGAGGGAGCCGAGCATTCGGTGCAGCACGATGAACATGGCCTTGCGCGGCCCCAGGTCGTCCCAGGCGGTGTTGAGCGAGCCGGAGATGTCCCGGACGCTGACCGGCGGCAGCGGCACCTTGCCGTAAACCAGCCCGGACGCCGGAGCGGGCGCGGCGGGGGCGCCGGCCGGGGGGTTGCGGTTCATGATCTGGCAAACGATGTCGATGTAGCGTTGGGTGTCGTTCTCGAACGACGGCGCGTAGACGTGCATCAGGTCCGAGATCGTGACGGCGTTCTTGTACGGCCCAGTGGTGCTGAGCAACCGGGTGCGCCAGTCCGCGACGCAGGCGGCGAAGGTCGGGTAACGGAACCAGGTGTGGGCGCCGTTGGCGTAGCCCGATGCGAGCGAGAGGAAGTTGTGGCTGTTCGCGTAGCTACCCGTCTGAGCAGGTGAGTAATACGTCGAGTGCTGCTGCTCGTGCTTGGAGATGGCCAGCATCAGCCGGCCGAGGTCCCCGGCGGCCGCCAGCAAGTCGGCGGCTCCGGAGACCAGCGGCGACCCGGCGACGGTGCGGAACTCGGTCTGCGCGGAACCGACCGTCGTGCTGCCGGAGCCCCGCCACGGGGTCGACCCCGTCACGGTGGCGGGGCCGACCGGCGCTGTCGGGGCGCCACTATCGACGTAGGGCGCGATCCGGCGGGCACCGAGGTAGCGGGGCCGGAAGTACGTGCTGAACGGATCATCGACCCTGAGGCCGATTTGCTCGTTGAACGCGTTGACCATCTGGCCGGGTCGAATGTAGATGCCGACATGGGAGCAGTCGCGGTAGCCGTTGTCGTCGGTGTCGTAGCAAAGGATGTCGCCGGGCCGCAGGTTGGCTTCCGCCACCGCGGTGCCGGTCGTCCACTGGGCCTGTGAGCCGGGGCTGATCGTGACACCCCCGGCGACGCGCCAGCAGTACGATGTCAAGCCGGAGTTGTGAACGACGATCCCGTCCGCGACGAAGTTGCCACCGTCTGCGACTTCGAGATCGTAGGTATCCGCCTCCCCAGCCGGGCCAATGCCGAGGATCGGCTTGATCGTCCACGAATAACCGTCCTGTTCAGCTATCTCGTGAATCTGTGTATGGGTTTGATAAAGCGTGTGATTCGCATCCCGCCCCCCACTCCATACGCAGAATGAGTGAAGTGGCCGGGCATGCTTGACCAACTTGCCCTTGATCGTGATGGGCTTGATCCGTTGATGGGTACTGACATTGCTGACGGCATCCCCCAGCAGGACATGAAGCATCCGAACCTCTCCAATGAGGTCAGAGGACGACGACGCATAGGTTCGTTCGCCATGCTTCTTTGTATTACCGGGGATACTCCCGTCGGCCTCACAGTACCCGTCAAGGAATGCCCGCTGCGCAGCGGCACTCCATCCCCAGACGCACTTGGGAACTCGCTTCTCGTGGGCGTGAACATCCAGACCCATTGCGACGAACGGTCGCGCAAGTGTCACTGCTGATGTCGCCAGACCATAGGAATCACCAAAGGTCGGTGTGCAGCCGCTCAGTCGGTTGATGATCGCGGCGGCGCGGTCACGCGTTTCGCCGTAGACGCAGATGCGGAGATGATATTGACCAATCTTGTTCACTCCAACATTGCCGTCACCGATGATGAGCCCCAGCAGCCAGGCGTAGTCGAGGTCGGTATCGTTGATCTGCTCATTGTTGGCGTGGCGCATGACGACGATCCTGTCGCCTCGGGACAGTTCGTCAAGGCGACACCACTCGAATACGTGCTCGTTTCGGCGTTGCCCCTTCCCCTTGATCGGCAGCTTGTTCCCGGTCTTGCGGACGCGCAGGAACGGATGATTGGCGGACGCGGTGATCGCTCGTCCCTGTGTCCGGAGTCGGAAGACCGGCTGATGCTTGGACTTCCATGCCGCCGTGACTGGCCTCGACTCAAACCGTCCATCAATCCATGACCACACCATGTCTCCGGTGGTGATCTCATCCATGCGCTTGGTCATGTCAGGGCCGCTGACCAACGTGTCGCCAGTCAGGCAGCAATCGAAGGATGACCCCCCTTTGGCTCCCCAAACGTAGGGCTTGCCAATATGCGTGCGGGCTTCAGCGGCAACCAGATCGCCGGGGTTCGCCATGGCTCATTGCCTCCTTTCCGTCCGGGGTGACACCGTAAAGAAAACGCGAAGAGGCCGGCACCTGACGCTGGTGAGCGTCGCAGTGCCGGCCTCGATGGGCCTTTATGTCGATGTCCTTAGAGTATAACCCGTGTCAGGCGGCGTCCCGCCGGTCGGTCGGTTCGTTGATCTCGGCCCGCGTCCGCGTCAGCATCGTGACGGTCGTGCCACCCCCGCCAACCGTCGTGTAGACGTTGCATTTGCACTTGATCCGCACCACCGCCCCCGTCGGGAGGTGGAACTGGCCGAGCATCCCCCGGCAGCCCCGGCAGTGCAGGTCGACGAGCTCCACGACGCTGCCCATCCTCCTCACGCGACCCGCAGATAGACCGCCGCGCACGAGCCCAGCGCGCTCGTGCGGCCGGGGTTGACGGGCAGTGCCCCATAGGCCATCCCCACATAGAACCCGGCCTGTCGGAAGAACGTGTTGTCGATGGTGGCTTGCGTCACGCCGATGAAGCCGGTCAGCAGGGCGCCTTCGGCGATGGCCTGCAAGGTCATGGTCGCGTCGGAGAGGAACCCGATCCAGTACGCACCGGGCGCGAACGTCTGCGCCGTGACGGGCAGGACCTTGGTCCCGGCGGTGCCGCCCAGCACCCCGCTGGCGGTCATCAGCGGCGTCCCCGTCGCCACACCGTAGGCGTCCGAGGCGTACAGACCCATCTGGACACTGCCGGTCGCCGCCGCCGTCAGCCGGATCGCGAGGGCGTTGAACGTCACCGTCCGGTCCAGCACGACCCGGAACAGGCAGAGGTTGTTTCCGGTGTAGGCCTGGCTCGTGATCGCCCCGCCGAGGTAGTGGAGCGGTCCGAGGAACTCGCCCGGCAGGACAGCAGGCATCCCGCCGACGCCAGCGTGAACGTGCGTCAGCGCCGCCTTGCCGTCGAGCGCCGTCTGAGTCGCGGTGCTGATCGGCTTTGAGAGGTCGGCGACATTATCGACCAGCGCCAGTCCGACGTTCGCCTTGACCAGCCCGGTCGGGCTCGTGATCGCCGGCGCCGTCAGCGTCTTGTTCGTGAGCGTCTGCGTGTTCGTGGTGCCGACGACCGCGCCCGTCGCTCCGTGCGCCGCCGTCGCCGCCGTGTGCGTGGCGAGGGTCCCGCCGTCGGCGACCTTGCCCGTCACCGTGCCGAACAGTGCGGCCGCCGACAGGTCGGTGCCGGTCAGCGTCAGGTCGATGGACGCGGTGTCGCTGACCGTGGCGACCGCGCCGCTGCCTGCCGGTCCGGTCGCGCCCTGAATACCTTGCGCACCCGTGGCCCCGGTCGCCCCCGTTGCGCCGGTTGGGCCAGCCGATCCAGTCGTGCCGGTGTCACCCTTCGGTACCACGAAGTTGAGTGTCTGCGCCGGCGTCGTCCCCGTGATGGTCGCCGCCGCCGTCCCCTGCGCGACCGTTCCGATGGCGAGACTGTTGGCCGGGCCGGGGCTGCCGCTCGCACCCGGAGCGCCGGGGGTGCCGGTTGATCCGGGATCGCCCTTCAGATCGACGAACGCGGTGCCGTTCCAGTACTTGAGTCCTGGCATGTCTCATTCCTTCTAGGGGATGACCCAGAGATCGCCGACGACGGGGGCCGCTGGCTGCGTGGTTTGAACGAACAGGGGATTGCGATACTGGGCTTCGGCGGGCCGGACGGCGTCGAGGTCGAGCCACAGGTCGCCGGTCGCCGGGCTGGCCGGCTGGGTCACGCTCACCGTCAGCGGGAACCGGACACCCATCGGCGGCGACCCCGCGAGCTGCTGGTAGGACACGCCACCGGCCTTGATGTCGGCGGACAGGACGCTACCGGTCAGCGTGAGATCGACCGACCCGGTGTCCGCCACCGAGGCCACCGCGCCGCTTCCACTTGCGGGTGGAGCCTGGAAGGCGTAGCCACCACCGGCCTGCCGGGTGAGGATGTGGCCGGCGGTAGCGGTGGTATCGGTGACGTTCGAGAGGCCGGTCAGTGTGTGGGTATGGGTGGTACTGGCCTTGCCCGCCAGGAACGACGTGACCTCGGCCTCGTTGAAAACCGGTCGTCGTGGGTGTGGGCTGTCGGCGGGCGGGCGTCACTGAGGCGCGGATCGTTGCCCTCCGTCGCGGTCCCGGCGGTGGCGCCGAACCTCACGGCGTAGATCGCGCCGTTGTTCTGCCGCTCCAGCGTCAAGCCGGTTCCCACCCCAATGCCGTCGAGCATGAATGCGGCACCCGTGGACGGGTAGGCGGTAATCGTCGTTCCGGTTGCGGTGCCACCGGTCGCCGCGACGATGTACTGGGTTCCGCCGCCACCGAGTCCCTTCGTGACGGTCACGCCCGTCCCGGCCCGGATGTCGATGGCGGCCGGGTTGGTCTTGTCGAGCGCGCCGTCGACGTAGGTCGCAAGCGTCTGTTGGCCCGCCGCCGTTACGGTGACGGTGGACCCGTTCAGGAGGTAGGCGCGGGCCTCGATCCGGCCGTCACGATAGGTGAATGGCACATGGGGCGTCGCTGCTGAGTCCGATGCAAATTCGGTCCGGACGGTATGGGCCCCCGCCGCGACCGAGAAGAACCGATAGGTGAACGAGCGAGTCCGATTCTGAAGACCAGCGCTCGTACCCGATGCGAGGGTCTTCATGAGGATGTCGTCGAAGTACCACCGGGCGAGCAGATTCGGCCCCACTTCGGTGGTCGATGCCGAGACAGCGGCCACGACGACGACTTCCCACGTCCCCTCGGGCAGCGTGAATGAGAGGGTCTGACCGGGGATGTAGACGTTTGCGGCGGTGGTATCCCGCGCACCGGCGGCGGGCACGTTGTCGGTCACGAACTCCAGCACAGGTCGGATGGTGCTGGCGGTGGTTCCTGTCGTGGTCGTCGAAGTAACCGCCACGGCCACCGGGACGGGCGGGAAGATCTTCGCCCACATCTCCGGGCTGATGCCGTAGAACCCACCGCCCGGCTTCGGCACCCGGTTGGACATCATGTCGTCCAGGAAGCGCCACTCGTCCCGGTCGACGGTGCCCTCGGGGTACTTCGCCCGGTGTTGCCCGGCGTCGGTCGAGCCGTCATGGACCGCCGGGCAGTCCAGCCCGTAGCCAACGGTGTAGCCTGCATCGCGCAGCCGGGTCTCGACGCTGTGGAGCCACTCGTGGGTCAGCGTCGCGCCCCAACTTCCGAAAGCGCCGAGGGTGAACTGATTGTTGTCGTAGGCGATCCCCTGCTTGCTGGACAGCATGGTCCCGTTGGTGCTGGCGGTTGGACCCGGACCGTAGTACGGCGACAGCACGATCCGGGCGTCGTTCTTGTCGGCGCCCACCCCGACACGGGCGAACTCGGCCGCCGTGGCGGACACGCTGGCGAAGCTCGTCGCGCCGTTGACGACGTTGATCGTGATCGCGAACCGCGTCGGGTTGACGACGGTCAGGTCGACCGCCACGCCCGCCAGGCGCCGCACCCGCGCCGCCATGGCGGCGGCGGCGTCCTTCATCCGGGTCCGCTGTTCCGCCGGGATGGTCTGGTCCCCGCCCCACTGCGATCCGAGGTTGATCGCGTAGGGAACCACGACGCCGAACGTCGTGTGCGGCAGCACCTCGGTATCCCCTAGTGGGATCGCTGAGTTGGCGCTCTGGAGTGACCCCCACGCGTCATCGAGGTCGATCCGGGTGAACGGCACCAGCGACGTGCGGGCATCGACGTCGGGCAGACGGCCATCGTCCACCAACCCGGAGAGGTCGGCGGTGCGCCACCATTGCTGGAACCACGGCATCAGCCCTTTGACCGGGTCGACGCCGAACCCGGCGGCCGCGTAGCCGTCGACCGGCGTGGGGTCGACGCCGTGGTCGCGCAGGATTTCCTCCAGTTGCCGCATATACGCATGGACCATCGTGTCGGTGACGCGGTTGGCCGCTCGCTCGGCGTCGTACCAGGTATCCTCCGGATTGATGAAGGAATACGGGAAGTCCCGCCGGGTGAGCTCGTTGACGGTGCTGTCCATCTGCGACGTGCCGAGGAACAGCATCCGCGTGTCGTAGGTGAGCCCGCCGTACGTCGCCCACAGGCTCTGGGCACCCTGATCGGTGATCCAGGAGCCGGTGGTGCCGAACGCCGTCACCTCGGCCCGGCCCGCCGTGATGGCGGCGTCGAGGTCCCAAGTCTCCTCCTGCACGACCAGCCGCACCCGGCAGCCCACGCGGCCGCCGGACGCCACCTGTAACAGGCCGGGGAACTGGCGCACCATCCGCAGCGCCAGCGCCCGCTGTTTGGCCGTCATGGTCCGGACGGCCCCTTGCCAGCGGATCGACGGCGCGATCACGGCCAGCAGGTCCGGCACGGGTGCGCCGGGCAACGCGCCGGTGCCCTCAACGGACGGGGTGGCGACGCCCGCGCCGCGCTGGACCGGTCCGACGACGAACCACTCGCGCCCGACCGGCTGGGCCATGACCTCGGTGCCGGGCGCGTAGGGGGCCCCGCCGTTGCGGGCGTAGCGGGCGGTGCCGGCCTCCTCGTCGGTCTCCCCGCCGAAGCGCAGCCGAACCCGGCCCGCCACCTCGTCCACGACCCACGCCTGCACGGGCCGGAGGGCGTCGCCCGTCCGGTCGGTGATGCCCTTGAGACCCAGGACGAAATCGATCGCGTCGCGACTGACCATGCTACGCCTCCCCCACGCCGATGGCGTCGCCCGTCGCCACGGCCTCGGTCACGTTGACTTCATGGCTCATCAGGCCGTCGATCGGCGTGAAGCCCAGCTCCCACGTCCGGCAGCGCCAGTTCCCCGTAGCGATCCGGCGGGTCGCCCGATTGGAAACGTTGAGTCCATAGGTCTCATGCATCCCCCGGCGCGGGTCGGGCAGCGTCTTGAGGGTCAGGACACGGTAGCGCCCCCCGGCCTCGCGCAAGAGCCGGTCGGCCAGCGCGTCGGCGGCGGCCTGATCGACCAGCGTGCTGTCGCGCACGGTCCGGCTGACCAGCGTGCCGGTCGTGACGGTCGACGTCGGCGACGCCGGGTTGGTGTTGGTCCGGATCGCGATGATCGGCGTGGCGTCGGATGAGCTGAACGTGTCCTTGATGACCACGATCCGGTTGACCGCCGGGGCGCCGGGCGACTTCTCGACGATGGTGTCGGTCATCAGCTCGGTGCCGGGACCACTCCGGTAGGTCACGGCGGGCTCGGCGTCGGCGGTGTCCTGGTAGGCGCGGCTGGTCAGGACGCCGGTGCTGTCCGGCCAGAGTCGGTACCAGCCGATGCCGCTCAGTAGCTCGTTCACCATGTCGAGTGCGGGCGTCCCGGCGGTGAATGAGCGCGGCTCGGTCAGGCGGGCGCGGCCCGTGACCAGCCGGTGCCGATACAGCCCGGCGTAGGCGAGGATGTTCGTGACGGCGTCGACCACATCGGTCCCGGCCGCTACGGTGAACGTGCGGTCGAAGGCGTAGGCATCGACCTTCCAGGTCATATCACGGGCGTCGATGGTGGCCTCGGTGCCGGGCCAGCGGTGGCGCTGCTCACTGGGCGGCAGCACGGCGTACTGACCCACCTGTGACTCCACGACCGAGCCGTCGTTCCACGCCACCCGGAGCCGCGGCGCCAGGTAGTCGATCTGCGGCCGCACGACGGACGGATCGCGCAGGGTGGCGCTGAACGCCATCGGGATGCGCAGGTCCTCGTTCATCGTGACCGTGCCCTTCAGGAGCTGGTCGCTGATGTCGCGGACGAACCCGTTGTAGGCGTCGACGATGGCGAGCGAGGCAGTCATGCGCCCGACGGCGCGGATGGCGCTCACGTCCGCACCTCCTGGAACGTGAACTGGGCGTCGATCCGGTTGCGGTACGCACGGGCCGACAGCCCCATGATCGTGCCGGTCAGGCCCAGGCCCAGGTGATTGCGGTAGACCAGTACCGCCACGCTGCCGTCGGATCGCTCTGCCGACAGTGCCTGGATGGCGGTGAGTTCCTGCTCCGGGTTGCCGATGAGCTGGTAGGTGGCCCGCACCGTCCGGCTGACCGCGCCGCCCGTCAGCAGGACTGGCGGTCCACCCGACCACGGGTCCTGCAACCGCCGGTCATCGGTGAAGCCGCGCTCCGGCGACTGCACGTAGGGCAGCACCACCCGGCGACCGGGATCGGCGGCGTCGGAGATGATGACGGCGTGGAAGTCGAGCTGGATGGGTCCGGCGTAGAACGGTCCGGAGCCGACGACACTGACGCCCAGGCGCTGGAATTGATCGATCGTGTAGTGGTAGACGACCCCGTTGGCTGGCTGGGCGTCGATCACCTCGGTCTGGCTGATGGACGTGATCTCGGCGATCAACGTCTGGCCCAGGTCGGTGGGATCGAATGGGGCATTTCGGAACACACGATACTTGTCGAATCCGCTGGTGATCGTGGACGGGTTCCAGGTCAGCCGGACGACCGACGGCTCGCGGTCGCCCGCCGCCAGTTCCGGCGACGCCGTGAAGCCCGTGATCGGCGGGGCGGGCGGGTACTGCAACCGAAACGGCACACGCGGGGACTCCGCCGTCAGGCCGCTGGTGTTCGTGACCGTGATGGTCAGTTCGAGGTCGGTGTTGTTCGGGACGTCCTGGAGCGCGACCGCGCCGTCTTTGTCTGTGGTGCTCACGACGGTCGTAAACGTAATGAGTGGGTCCGCCCCCCCCGCCCGGTAGACCTTCGCCTGCCGCGACGCCTGATCGTTGACGGTGTAGGCGAACCCAAGCGTCGGCGTCGTGGCGACGGCACCCGGCACCGGGCTGGTGATCGCGATGACCGGCCCCTCGGCGTACGTGAAGGGGCGCTCCGGGCTGTACGGGCTCGTCAGGACGCCATCGGTGCCAACGGCGTCCCAGCGGTATTGCGCGAACGACGGCAGGTCGGTGGCGGTGGTCTGGTAGCGCCACGTCGTGCCCGAGACGAACGTGGCGGCGCGGGTGAACAGCACGGCGCCGGTGCTGCTCTTGATCCGGACCGAGGCCGTGAGGCCCGTGCTGGGCGTGTTGTCCACGTCCGACAGGGTGAATTGCAGCAATGGTGGTGAACTGACCGGTGCGAGGATTGCAACCGTCGCCGGGGTGGTGGGCGGATAGTTGGTCGTGAACGCGAGGCCGGAGCTGAACGGCGACCAGACACCGCTGGTGTCCCGCCCCCGGACCCGGAGCGTGTAGCTCTGGCCCCAGTCGAGCTGGGCGGTGCCGGTGTTCGTCCAGTCGGCGATCCCCCCGAGCACGTCGATGGTGCCGCCCGGCGCGGACTGGACGCCGACGACGCGCGTGCCGAAGTCCCGGACCACAACCCCGTTCTGCAAAATCTGGGGGTTGTAGGCATCCATCGACAGCCCGGCCAGATGGTTCCAGGTACTGACGAAGCCGGTGGGCTGGCGGGTCGTCTTGCGGCCACCACCGCCCGTAACGGCGACCGAGCCACCTGGGTTGATAGTGAACGACGTCCAGCCCGTCCAGCCGGAGTAGGCATCGAATGCATCGCTGACCGCGGATCGCCACTCATACGTGACGCCCGGTGTCAGCGACCCGGAGCCGCCGTACCCCGTCGAGAACGCCCGGGCGACCTTCTGGTCCTCGGGCGCGCCGTAGGTGGCGTCCCAGAGCAGCGTGGACGCTCCCACCGCCCGCAACTGGACGCGGAAGTGGTTGAGACGCTCACCGGCCTTGTTGTCGCGTCCGTTGACGGTCTCGTTGGCGTCGCGGAACGTGCCGGTGAACGCCGGGCTCTGGTTGCTGATCTGCCCGACCGGGTACAGCGATCCCGGCACCGACGGCGCCACGTTGGCGTCGTAGAGGACGTAGCAGTCAATGAGGCCCTGCGGGCTGGAGGACTGGTAGGCCATCGGCGAAAACGGCCCCGTCGACCCGGCGGACCGCATGTACATGAGGTCGCCGGACGCGGTCTGTCCATGGCGAGCCGATCCGGTGGCGGCGAACCCGACCGCGTAGGCGCTGCCCGAGGTCAGCCGGGCGATACTGGTCAGGTCGCCCGCGACATCGGCGTAGGGCGCCGTACTGTAGGTATAGGCCTGACTTTGGGCGATCTGGGCCGTGCTGGCCAGCAGGGCGCCGGGGTTACCGCTACTGCTCGTCGCCCAGAGGTGGCCGCGAACCTGAACCGTCCCACCGGATTCGGTTCCAAGCCGCATACCCCACCGATACGCCCACCCATGGGAAGGAGCGGGATCGAAGACGGACGCCCGAACGTTGGTCGTGTTGGTATCGGTCGTCCCGGATGCGAGGGCGGCGCTGGTATTGAATCTTCCGTAGGTTGCCATTTAGAACGCCCCTCCATTCGCGCCGTAAACGAGCGAGAAGGCTTGTGGCAGGTCATCGACGAACCGGCTCAAACGGACCATCTCTTCGGCGTCCTTGACCGAAACGGTCACGTTATTGGTCTGGTAGAGCGTGTAGGTGGCCTGCGGGCGGCTCGATGACACCGGCGCGGACGTAGGCGCTTGCACCGGAAGTGCCGGCGTGGGAACACTGGTCGGGATCGTCGCCGGCGCCTTCGCCGCCGCGCTGAGGGCCTTCACCGCGTCCAGCACCAGGCTGCCGTCCTCGAAGATGCGGTAGCTGTAGCCCGCATTGCCGAAGTCCGCACCAATCCGCTTGACCGCGTCCAGCGCGACCCTCTGAAGGCCGGCGTTCGTGCTCGTCTCGTAGGTGTTTTGGTAGTCCCCGGCCGCGCGCAGCATCTGCTTGCCGGCCTCACTCAGGGTCGCCGCCATCGCGTCATTCGCGATGCCGAAGCCGAACGCACCCTTGCTTCCCGAGGGACCGCCCGCTTTCACATTGGCGTCGTACTGGGCGCGAAAGTCGGTCGCCTGCCTCGTCATGGCTGTCAGGATCGTCTGGTTGGTCTCCCTCAGGACGGCATAGAGATTCGTCGCGATGGGCAGGTTCCCGTTCGCGAACGTCTCCCGGATGTTCTTGGCGAGCGCGACCAGCCCGCGCTCCATCGCGTCCGGGACCAGGTCGAAGGCCCCCCGGACCGCGCCGTCTCCCACCAGATTCTTCAGCGCGGTGTACGCGCTCTCGATGACGGTGGCGTTGCCCTCGTACGGCGCCATCACTTTCCCGAGCGCCATCGCCAGTTTGCTCATCATGTCGGTGGGCAGCGCGGTCAGGGCGTCGCTTCCGTACTCGCCACCCTGAAAGATCGCGTCGAAGTGATCGGCGATGACCTTCATCGTGTCGGCGACGGTGGTGCTGGTTTCGTTCAGCGTCCCGGCTCCGCTGACACGGGAGACACCCTGTAGGCCTTGGTAGAACCGATTGCCAGAGCCTGCCCCCATGTTCCCCATTGACTGAATCGCTGCCGCGATGTCTCGGAACCCGCCCAACGACGACACGCCCGATTGGAACGATGAGATCATCTGGCTACCGGCCTGCCCCGCCGCGTCCAGCCAGTCGCCGAACCCCAGCACCAGGCCCTCGCCCAGGTAGCTACCGGTCTGGCGGAACAACTTGGACGGTGACGAGATCATGGCCTTCTTGCGCATGGCCCGGTCGACCGAGGCGATCATGTCCGAGGCGACGGTCTGGATGGTGCCGAGCCACGCGCTCAGGCCGCTGGAGAGCGACGACCCGACGTTGTAGCCGACGCTGTAAGCGGTATCGGCGGCACCACTGTCCCTGATCCGGTCCTTGACGTTGTTCATCAGCTCGGTGGCCTTGGCCGACCCGCCGGTGGCCATGGTGCCGAGCTTCGTCACGACGTCGTTGGAGGTCGTCCCGGCCGCGACGGTCGCGCCCATCTTGAGGTTGGCGAAGGCGGACAGCGTCTGGGCGGACAGCGCGTTGGCGTGGCCGACGCCCGTGCCCTTCATCGTGCCGAGCTTCGTGGAGACATCGTCCTTGGTGAGCCCGGCACTGCCCGACGCCGCGAGCTGCATGGCGGTCATGGCCGCGCTGACGCCGCCTTGCATGGCCGTGGCCTGCGCGTTGCCCCCGAGCTGCATGGCGAGCAGATGGCCGAGCGACGTGGCCGACAGCCCGGCAACCGGCGGCAGGCCGTCGGTCTGCATCCCGGTCAGCGCCGCGACGACGCCGGTCTTGGCCGTGTCGCTGCTGGTCGTGATGCCGGTCATGACATCGGCGAACGATGTCCGGGCGCTTTTTGCCTGTTCGATGAAGGCGCCGAAGATATTGCCGCCGGCGAAGCCAAAGGTTTCCGGTACCCCTCGGAACGCCTTGGGGTCGGATGCCGTGGCGTCCGGATACTCGCCCGCATGCGGGTCGGGTCCCGTTGTCGTAACGGGTCCGCCGCCCGGTAGCGGCGTGCCGCCCGGATTGTCCCGGTTCGGATCGTCACCGGCGATCGCACCGGTGAACGCGGCGCGGAAGTCTTTGCCGAGATTGTCACCGACGCCCCGGATGTCGTCGCTCCATCCTTCCAGATTGGAAATCAGATCGTCCGGAACCAGGCCCAATTTGTCTGCGTCTTTGAGGACAAGGACCAGCTTGTCGATCATGTCAGCCAGACCGTCGGTAAGTTGTGTCGTGAGCCCATCCATGAGCCGTCCGAAGTCCAACCCCTCGAACACGCCTTCAAAGAACGCCGCAAATGCCTCTATTGCTGGCGGTAGGATCAGGGCCAACCCAGCCGCCAGCAGAAGTTCCGGTCCAAAGAACACGCCGGCAACTAGCGCGGCAACACCGATACCGATCAACTTCCATGTGGCCGGGTCTTCGAGCGCGCCATTGAGCCAGGAGCCGAACTTGGCACCCAGCTTCTTGATATCCATCTGGATGTCCGGATCGAGGTGGATGGTTCCGGTAAAGAGCGTCTTCGCCAGTTCCGTCCAGTTGAAATCAGCCGCCAGCCCGATGCCGTTGGAGGGCACGCCAATGCTCAGCGCCCAGTTGAGTGCATCCAGGACCACGCCGTTGAGGAAGGCACTGATATGGGGGTTGAGCCAGTCCGCCGCGACGCCGATGGCATCGGTTGTGACGGTAGCCGCCTTACCCAGCGTCGCCGTCCAGTCATTCCATTCCGACGCGATGAAGTGCCCGGCGCTGGTGATCCAGCCCCAGATCGTCTTGCCCGCTTCGACCAGGAAGTTCCACGCGCCCGCCGCGACGGTTGATGCGGCCCACCCGATGGTGGCCGCCCAATCACGCCACTCACCGGCGGTATACGTACCCGCCGCCGTAATCCACCCCCAGATCACCCCGCCGACGTTCGTAAGGAAGTCCCATGCGGTCGCGGCAACGGTGGTGGCCCAACCGACCTTCGCCGTCCACTCGCGCCACTCGCCCGCCGTGTAGGTCCCGGCTGCCTGAATCCAGCCCCAGATGACCCCGGCGACCAGCGTCAGGAAGTCCCACCCGGCGGCAAGGATGCGCCCGGCGGCTGGCGCCACGACGTTGATGCCCCAGTCGCCCCAGTCGATGGTGCCGTCCCCGGAGCCGGTCGGAATGCCGTCGGGCGATGCCGCGACGGAGCCGACACCGAGCTTGGTCCGAATCCAGTCCATGATCCCGGTGACGGCATCCCACGCCCAACTGATGGCCGCTTCCCCGACCCCCAGCGCCCACCCGGTCCAGGTCAGGGGCTCGGTGCTCCCGCCCGTCGGAATCCCGTCAGGACTGGCCGCAAGGCCGCCGCCCGTTCCGATCCCGAGATTCCCCTTGATCCAGTCATAGATGCCGGTGACGGCATCCCAGATCCAGGAGATCGCGGCCTCGCCAATACCGAGTGCCCACCCCGTCCAGGTGAGTGGTGCGGTGCTCCCGCCAGTGGGGACGCCGTCCGGACTGGCCGTGAGCCCACCGCCGGTGCCGATGCCGAGGTTGCCCTCGATCCAGGACCTGATACCCGTCAGCGCGTCCCACGCCCACGAGATGGCCGCCTCGCCGATCCCAAGGGCCCAGCCACGCCACGTCAGCGGGACGGCGCTGCCGCCCTCGTTGGCACGGGCCAGCGCCGCGTCGGGGCCGATGCCCAGCTCCCCCTCGATCCATGAGCGGATGCCCATCGCCGCGTCCCAGACCCAGGCGATAAGTGCCGGTGCCCCGACGTTGATGACCCAGCCACCGAAGGCCAGCGCCATGCCAGCCAGACCGGCAATGGCATCCAGGACCAGGCCGGGGATCGTCTTGAGCACGCCTGCCAGGCCGTCTTCGGCGAAGGCGTCCTTGAGTTGCGATACGGCCCCGAGCAGGGGGTTGATGACGTCCTGGAGCGCCGGGAAGGCCATGCCCAACGCTCCGAGTGCTGCGGTGACCGGGTCGAGGCCGTCATCTCGCAGGAGCTGGAATCCGCTGGTGAAGTCAGCGATCGCGCTGGCAACCGGGTCGATCACCCCGCGCAGTCCTGGGAAGACGTTCGCCAGCGCCCCCAGGGCCGCCTGGACGGGATCGGCGCCATGAATGCGGAAGAATCGGAAGGCGTCGGTCAGGTCATCAACCGTATCGGTGATCCGCCCGAAGATGTCCTTGATCTTCGATCCGACATCCCGGACGGCGTCACCGAATCCGAGGAAGTTGGTCTTGTAGGCGATGCCGAGTCCGACCAGCCCCGCGACGATCAGGCCGATGGGGCCCGTGAAGGCCAGCATCGCGATCCGGGCGACGCGGAACCCGTTGACCAGCGGACCCATCGCGGCACCGATGCCGATCAGGGCCGGGCCGATGGCGGCGGCGATCCCGGCCACGATGACCGTGAGGGTCTTGGCGCGGGGCGACATGTCCTTCAGGACGCCGATGACCTTGCTGAACGCGCCGACCATCTTCATGGCGACGGGCAGCAAGACCTGCCCGAATTGGGCGCCGACATCCTTGAGTTCGGCCTTGAGGATGCGCTGCTGGTTGGCGAGCCCGCCCGATGTTTCGGTGAAGTCGCCCATCGCCGCGTGGGCCGACCCGGTCTCACTGGTGAGCTGCGACATGATGAAGCCGGATCGGGCCTGGACGAGCTGGGCGTTGGTCATGGCGGCGTTGCCATCCCAGATGCCGCTGGTGAGCGCGTACTGCTCCACCGTCGCCTGATTCATGATGATGCCGTAGCGTTCGAGCGCGTCGCCCTCACCCCGGAAGCCGGCGTTGATCGCCGACATCGCGTCTTCGGGGCTCGTGTTGTAGAAGCTGGCGAGGTCGGCGGCAGCACTGACGGTCTGATCGGCGAAGGTGGCCGTCTGGCCTTGCGTCAGGCCCATCATCTTGCCGTAGGCGGCCAGTTGCGTCGTGGCGCTGAGGTACTGCGTCTGGCTGAGGCCGACCGCCGTGGCGGCCCCCTGGCTGCTCTGGATCACCCCGGCGGCGGCGGTGCCGTAGACATTGGTGACGGCGTTCAGCGCCTCATTGGTATCCGACGCCATCCCGACGATGCCGACGCCCAGCGCGAGGATCGGGGCCGTGATGGCGGCGGTCATCCCGGCGCCGACGCCCCGGATCACCTGCCCGGCCGCGCCGATCCGGGCCGCGCCGGTGCTGCTCTGCTGCCCGGTGGCTTCGACGGCGTTGCCGACCCCACGCAGGTCAGCCGTGGCCTGCTGAGCACCCTCACTCACAATTTTTATGTTGAGTTGGGAGGCGGTGATCACGGAGAAGGCGCCCTTCGATGCATGCGGTGCTGCTGGTCAGCAGACACTCCACACGCGCTCGAAAGGCGCCTCCCCGTGGGGGTTGGAATGGTCCCAGTATACCGCGTGGCGGCTAGGCGGCCCGGTCGTGGGCGATCGTGTCGTCGCGGACGGTGAGCCTGTCGTTCATCTCGGTCCAGGTCCCAGCCATCGGATCGTATTGCCAGCGATGGAACACCGTGACGCGGCGACCCGGACCCGACGCCAGCGCTCCACAGTCACGGCAGCGGAGTTCGATGATTGGTCCCAGGGCCTTGAGATGGATCCGCCTGGCGCACCGCAGGTCGGTCACGACGTTCCTCCCTGCTTGTCCTGCGCGGCGGCCCGGGCGTGCTGGATCATCCGCCAGTAGCTGACGTAGTGGGCGGGCCAGTCATCCAGCGCCATCGGGCTGATGTGGAGCGATTCGGCTAGCAACAGCTCGTCGATCTCTTCGGGATATGGTGCTGACCGACCAGCCTTGACCTCGACCTCGTAGAACGCGGGGTCCGTGAAGGCCCACGTTACGAGGTCGAGGTCCCCGGGTTTGGGTTGATGGCCCCCGAGATCGCCTCGAACAGGTCCCGTACCGTCTCCACGCCCAGGTCCTCGATGGTCTCGGACGTCATCGGCAGCGCCTTGCCGTCATCGTCGGTGACGTCCCACGACTCCATCGGCGTGAAGAACAGGTCCGTCATCCGGTCGATGTCCCCGTTGCTTGTCGCGGCCGCCATGTCCTTCTGGAGGCGGTACGTAAAGCGGTTGACGTCGATCCGGGCCGTGAGGATGTCGCCGTCCCCGAAGTCGACCACGGCGTCCTTGAGGTTGGTGCGGTTCTTGAGCTTGCTGAGCTTCGGCATCGTGGTGGTCTCCGGTCGCGCTCAGGGCGCGTCGTCATGGTTGGTGGTGCCAGAGACGATGCACGCGGCGGGAGCACCCCATCCGCCGCGTGCCGTGGACTACAGGCCAGCGATTGCGTTGACGAGGACCAGCTTCGAGACGTTCGTCGTCACGTCGTCGACGGCCAGGGTGAAGTCGAACGGGACCGAGACGGCCGGACTGTTCGGAGCGGCGCTGTACTCCCCGATGCTCGTGACGCGGACGCAGTAATCGACCACCATGCTGTAGGGCACGGCGCCGGCGATCACCGGACCGATCGACTCGATCCGGATGAACTTCAGGTCGCCGGCGTTGAAGGTGTTGAGCAGGCCCAGCGCGACGGAATCGAACCCGACCCGCAGGTTGCCGCTGTACTCCGTCGATTCAGCCTCCAGCACTTCCGAGAATGACGACAGCGCCCGGTTGATCGTCCAGTCGGGCGTGTACTTCTCACCCATCGTCAGGCCGCCCTCGTAGGCCGCCAGCAGCTGCGTGGTGCCGAGCGCGGCCCAGGTGTTGTCCATGTAGAGGTTGAACTGGCGGCCGGCCATCGGGCGCGTCCCAACGTCCGTGACGGCGGCACCGGTCGGCAGGGCGATGCCGGTCTTCGGCATGTACGACATCGCGGAACTGGTCAGCGACAGGGCGCCCCGGGCGATGCTGACCCCGAAAGTGTTGAAGATGAAGTGCGGGAGCTGGAGTGCCTGCACCGCGTCACCCCAGAAGCCGGTGAAGGTGACGCGGGGATCGGCCGAATAGGCGTTGAGCAGGAACGTGTGGGTACTCGTCCCGAGGGCAGCCCCGGCCCCGACCACCGAGGTCGGCGCACCGTAGCCGCCGGTCGCGGTCCAGAGGGCGCCGTTGTAGTCGAGGATCGTGTCGATCCCGATGGTGCCCATCTCGCTGTTCGGGATACGGGCGGTGTTGACCTTCGAGCCCGACGCCTTGAAGTCGTCGCCCTCGATCGCGTAGCCGACGGTGCCGCGCAACGACTGGACGCGCTTGAACCCGGTGGTCGCGGCCGTGCCGGGCGTGGTCTCTCGGGCGAGCATGAGCTGCTGGTTGGTCATCGAACGAGCTGGCATGGCGGTTCTCCTTGTGGCGCGTCAGGTACGGCTACGCGCCGCCCCGCAGGCATTCGATGCTGTAGAGGGTGCCGAGTTGCCGGGAGATGTCCCCACCGTCCAGCAGCGTGGTCAGCGGGTACTCACCCAGCGGCGTGAACGTGACCTGATAGGGCAGGCCGTCCCAGCCGAAGTCGATCGGGCCGACGGACAAGAAGTGATCGAGCTGGGCGATGGCGGCGTCCCGGATCGGCGTGGTGTCCTCCCCGGCACAGATCAGCCGAACCGCGAACCGCATGGTCTCGGACGTGATCTCACCGTCGTAGCGCCCGATGGCCTCGGTCGGGTAGGCGCTCTGCTCCGGGTGGAACAGGAGGAACGGCGCGGTGTAGGCCGTGGGCGCCACCATCAGGCCGTGGATGCGCGAGCCGACCGCCGCCGTGACCGCCGGGATGCCCGACAGTTCGCGGTAGAGCAGGGCGCTGACGATCTCGGTCCCGAACATGGCGCCGCTCATGGCCTAGCCCTCCACCAGCCGACTCAGGTCGGCCTCGATGCCCGGCGCCGCCGCGTCCAGACCCATCCGGGCGAACGGGCGAGCAGGCATTCGTGAGGTGCCCTCGTGCACAAAAATCGAGTACTCCATATTGAACGTCAGGGTGGCCGTGTGGTTGCCCGGCGTCGCATAGTCCGTGGTCCGGTTGTTCCGCAGGGCGCCGGTCAACACCGGGACCAGCGGGACCGCCGCCGCCTCGGCCAGCAAGATGCCCCGGTTGATGATGTCCACGACACGGGCATCGATCTGCCCGGCGATTTTTGGCAGGTGATTGAAGATCACCCCGACATCGGCGCTCACGTCGCGTCCCCCGCCGGAACGTCGGCCACGGGCGTCGACTCTGTTGCCGGAGCGGTCGCCTTCGGGGCGACCTTCCGTCTGGTCGGTGGCTTCGAGGTGGCGGGTGCCTCGTAGTCCGATCCATCGGTGTGCCCGACGACCTTGTAGGACGGGTAGAGTCGGTCCGCGACCGCGACGCTCGGCAGGCCGAAGCGCGATCCCTTGACCGCCGTGCCGTGGTCCCTGGTCAGCTCGATGACGATGTCCTTGCTCATGGGCTACTCCCTAGCTCTCGTGCGGCTTGTCGTAGCCTTCGACGCCCTGCTCAACGCGGTTGAGCGTACGCTTGAGCAACCACAAGTTGGCCTCTTCCAGGTGCGTGATCGCGAGGCTATTTTCCCGACAGCGGAACGGTCCTTCATTGAAGCCGCGGAGCCGGTCGATCAACAGGTCGATCAACAGGTCGATGTGTCCACCGTTGACGCCAGCCTCCTGAATCGGCCCTTCCTGAAACTTGATGTCGATGTACTGAAGACGCTCTTGCTTGTTCCCGGGTAGGTACTTGTCCATCGTGTTATCCCTTCTCTTCCAGTTGGGCCGTGGCGAAGGCGGCGAAGTGGCCGCCCTTCTCCACGCCGGTGATCGCGAATGACCGTCCATTGACCCGGATCGTGTCTTTCGTTGTGGCAACGGTCGCGAATGGAAGCGTCAGCGTGTAGGACGACGATGGGCCGATGGCCTCGGCTTGCACCGTCTCTCCCGCATCACGATTCGGCACGGCAAGATCGCCCATGCCGGTCTCCACGACCACGTCCGCGAACGACCTGGTACCGGAGCCCGTTTGGGTTGGCACCCGGCGAATGAGTTCGTAAGCGTCCTTGTGGGTGGCCGCGCCGATCGTCTGCTGGGTCACGACACCCTGATCCTTGACCCCAGCCAAGAGTCGGGCGACCGATGGCGGTATGAGCGACTTCGGCGGCAGGAACGGCGCTACCATCGGGACGACCAGTCGGCGTACTCATCGGTCGGCACGGTGCCGCCCGACCAGTCCAGCTCGATCGCGCCGATGCCGGGGCCGGGCGTGACCGCGTCGGCCCCGATCCCGCCGCTGACCGCCGCGTCGCCCGCGAGGAACACGGCCCGGAGCCGCGCTTCCTCGATGAGCTGACCGACCTGCGCCTGCGACTGCGAAAGCCGGTAGGAGTCGCCGCCGGTCGAGACGTCGAACCGGAGCGCGATCTTGCGCCGCACCCGGAGCAACGTGAAGTACTCGGCCAGCGCGGTGTAAGCGGCTTCCCGCCCCAACGCATCGGTCTCCGGGATCGTGACGAACGCCATGGCGGAATCGGTCGCGTCCAGCGGGATGCCGAGCCCGGCCGGAACGTCTTCGGGCGGCATGCCAGCCGTCGCGAGGACATCGTCAAGGACCACGCTCACGTACACGGCCGCGTCCTGCCGGAGCGCCATGGCTAGCTGGCCTCCTTCACTGCTGTGATCGCGTCGATGACCGCCGCCTTGTTCGGCAACTTGTCAGGCGCGTCGATGCCGAGGCCGGCGGCCATCGCATCGAGCTCGTCGCGAGTCATGGCGGTCAGGTCCGGTACGGGATCGGGGGCCGGGGCGATGACGGCGACGATGGCTTCGAGGTTCCTTGCGACGGCATCAGCAAGTGCCTCACGTCGTTCCACGAGTGAGGCGTCGGTCGAGTAGGTCACGCCGGCCATGTCGGAGAGGCCAGCGTGCTCACTGAGCGCCACGAGCGCGACGCGAACGCGCTCATCGGTCGCGTCCAACGCTTCGATCAGTTCAGGCGACTGGTCCGGGACAGCGGCGACCAGTCGTTCCAGCGTGTCGGCCAACGCCTCGGTGGCGAGGATGGCGCGGAACTCCGCGTCCGCCACACGGGGCGGTTTGAGGTCATCGGCGGGATCGAGGCCGAATCGCTCGGAAAGCGTGTGGACGGCCGCCGCCAGCCGGGCATCCCCGGTGGCGTGGCGCGTCACGTTGGCATCAAAGGTCGCCATCTCTCAGCCTCCCTAGTTGGACCGGGCGTAGCCGGCGGGGACGGCGTAGGCCGCGTTGCCGACCCGCGTGATGACGGCACCGACCCGGTTCCAGGCGCCGAAGCCGGCGTACCGGTCGTACTGGGCCTCCCAGTACGGGTGGTCCTCCCGGATAGCCCGGCGGAAGAAGCCCTGAAGGCCGGTCTCCGGGTCCTGCCGCATGGCCAGCGGAGCCGGGCCAGCGGTCGGCAGCGACAGGATGTAATCCCCCGCGGCGACGTCGTTGAGCCCCTCGTACCGGGCGATCCAGACACGAGCGCCCCGCAGGTACCCCCTGATCTCCCCGAACGGCACCGCCGGAGCGGAGCCCGTGAGCCGGTCGACCGTGATGCTCGACGTGATGTTCGGGTCGACGAACTCGGTATAGCCGGCCAACCCCTCGATTGCGGGCAGCAGATCGTCCGAGACGAAGCAGACGACCGACCCGCTATTCTCCGGATGCTCCAGCAGTTCCTTGCGAATGCCGGTGAACGGGTTATTGACATCCGAGATCGTCCCGGCAATGGCCTGGAGGTGGTTGTCGGTCGCGGCCCCGGCGGACGAATTGACCAGATACTGATCGGTGTCCCCATTGGCGAGCGGCTTGACGGACAGCGATCCGTGCTCCTCGTCGACGAAGGTGTACGGTGCATCGGCGAAGAACGCCGACAGGAACTCAAACCGGAGCCAGTTGAGATCGCTGTTGGTCATGTCGGCGATCGTGTCGTTGATGTCCTGAACGGTGCGCTTCTGGCGGGCGCGATAGGTCCCGGCCACCGCGTCCGCGCCGCCGAGGAGTGGCAGGCCGACGGAGTATTCGGTCCCGACCGGCTTACGACGGGGAATGGCCCGACCGTACTCATCGATCGGCTGAAGCGATCCGCTCCGGGCGCCGGTCTTGTAGAGCTTCAGGTAGTCGGTGGTGACCAGCGACAGGCGGTTCAGCAGTTCGTTGGTCGTGCGGTTGTGCTCGCCGAGCGCGACGTCGACCGCCTCGTTGACGACCTGGATGTTGCGTGGATCGGCGGCAAGCTGATCTACCCGGTCAGCGATTCGATGAAAGCCGTACAGCAGATCGGCCATGGATGTTCCTCTCCCTCGGGCATCACCCGGACTAGAGCGTGACCTTCAGGAGCTTGCTCATCGGGGCGTTGGGCACATCGCCGCGGACACCGAAGACGTACCCGATCACCGTCGAGACGGTGCCCGCGGCATCCGCGACCCGGCCCGCCGTGTTGGACAGGTAGACCGCGGCGCCATAAGCCATAGCGTCGAGGTTGTGGCCCTCGATGGTTCCGCGGCTCACGATGGTGACGGCCTGGTTGGCCGCGACCGTCTTGAGGGCGATGCCCTTGGCGGCGGCGTTGGGGGCCGTGGTGGCAAGGGCGTTCAGGACCTTGCCGGTCGCGCTGTCGATCCGGACGGGCGCGCCCTCGGTGATGGCCTCACCCGAGAGCCCGCTGAACTGGTCGACCGGACGCTCGCCGACGTGGATCGCCGGCTTGGTAGACGTCGTCAGCGTGGGATAGCTGACGGTTCGGACCGCGATGTCGGCCATGGTGTCTCCTTGGTCTCATGATCCCCATGACCGACCAGCGGTCCGGAGTTACAGTCGGGTTCGCTGCCGTTGTCGTTGCCGTGCGTCTTCGTCCGCCTTGTCGCCCGCCGGGCCGGTGGCCGACGGGTTGGGGCCGTTGCCCTCGGCCGGCTTCGGGGCGGCGGCCTTGACGATCTTGAAGAGCTCGTCGGCATCCTTCTTCAGCTCGTCGGCGGTGTCGCCATGGATGCGTGACAGCAGTGAGTCGTCGAGGTTCGCGGCCTTGAGGGCGGCCCGGGCGCGGTCATCGCGATCCCGCCGGGCGATCTCGGCCTTCGCCGTGGCAACATCGGCCTCCGCGTCAGCTTTGACCTTGTCGATCTCGGCCTTGCGGTCTTCCGCGAGCTTCTGCCATTCGCCCTGCTGCTCAGCATCGGCGTCCTTGCGCTTCTGCTCGGCGGCCTTGAGGTCGATCAGTTCCTTCTCGGCGTCACGTGCCCGCTTCTCGGCGTCGCGCTTCTCCTGCCGGATGGCCTCAATGGCCGCCTTGCCCTTGTCCCCGAGGTCTGCCGGATCGCCCGGCGGGTCGGTCTTGACAGGGGGCGTGACGACGGGCTCGACGGGCGGTGTGTTCTCCGAGAAGAACTGCCGGGACGGGTAGCTGCCGTAGGGCAGGCGAAGGGACGACGGACGGATCGGTGCTGGCGTGGTGATCGGTGTGGTGGCGAGCATCGCGCTCTGTCCTCTCGTGCCGCATCGCGCGGCGAAAACACGAAAGCGGCCCAACCGGAGAGCCGCGAGGGCTACACACAGTTGGACCGCCAAGGGTCGCTATCTTCGTTTGATACATGATGAGTATAGCGCGATATGTCAATGTGATGATGGGAGTCGGAAACGCCGGAGTGCGTCGGACTGTGTTGGTACGATGCCGACGATGGCACCCACGAGACGAAAGACGAAAGAGGATCACCCATGGACCAGAACGACTACGACGGAATCCGAACGCGACCGGTCATCACGGACGGCGGGGAAATCGTGGACCTGATCGAAGACCTGACGGACGAACAGCGCGACCGGCTCCGGATCGCCTACCCAACACAGAAGGCCGCCATGCTGCTCGGCATCACCGAAACGCAGCTTGACGACCTTCATGAGGGTGGCGAGATCGTGATTCGGGATGTTGGAGAGGGCGAACGAATCGTGTTGCGGACCGAGATCGACCGGTATCGAGCGACTAGGGGACAGGAGCCGGTCTAGGCGGCCTTCGGTCCCTTGACGCGGTAATCCTTGATGACTTCACCCTCATCAAGGGTGCCGCGAACATGGGCCGGCTTCCAGAACGTCCCGGAGTACTTTCCGAACAACTTGCGCTCATCGGTATAGGTAACGAAGTGTCCACGAGCGATATGGAATGGCCTGATCCGCTTGTCGTTCGACGAGGGGCCAGCTAGAAGGTTTGGGCGAATGACCCGACTAGGATCAATCACCAGCGTCTTGAACCTGGCGATGGGCTCATTGTCGTGTTGCATCCGTCGCCGAATATGACGGGGAGGAACTGGCGCATCCTCCAAGCTCACGTTACGGCAGCTCATCAATGCCAGCGCGTAGATCGGCATCTCGAATATACGCCAGATCAACGGATACATTGCGGCATCGGGATGGCCGGGCCAAAGCGGGGACTGTTCGTAATCCATTGGCGACTCATCCAGGAACCGCCCTCGTTCATCGAGGTAGATCCACGCCGTTGAGTGAGGCCAGGCATGGGGCCATTCATCCCTGTCAACGAACAACTCTAGGCGCACCGCCCATCGTGCGCTTTCGCGATATCGTTCCGGCAACTCACCATTGTCCAAGAACGATAGTGACACAGCATATCGCCGGTCTTGTCGACCGTTCGGCAGGTAATCGTTCTCCCTGCTCGGAAACCAATCAAGCTCACAGCCAAACGGGTTGTCGAACTCGATCCACGGGAATAACGCCGGGGCCGCGATGGGCGGCATTATCTCCTTGAGATTGACATGACTCCGGAGGTCGTCTTCGGCAATGTACCTTGCAACACTGGAGGCATCAATGCAGATGCTCTGGTCGTACTCCCACGGCGGCTCTAGAACGAACCGGGTCATCCAGTCGAGGCCGTTGTACCGATCTATTGGCTGAGCATGGGCATAACGCGAAAGACGTTGCCACACCGATCCGCCGGGCTCTGCATTATGATTGTCGCGCACGGGACTACACTCCTGTGTCATGGCCGGGCCTGTCGCAAGCAGGTGCCGGTCGCTGTTTGTAGACCTCTATTCTACCTGACGCTGGCAAGCTAGCGGCGCTTCCTTCGGTACTCGGCAAGATCGGCAATGACTGCCATTTGGCGGCCGTCGCGACGCGATATCCGGTCAAGCATCACCTGTCCAAAGGCTGCCCCCATCTCGGCGAGATCAATCCGGAGGATGCGCTCCTGTTGCGCCTCCCGGAACACGGTCAGGATGGTCGCGTTGCGTCGTGTCGACATTGGTTCCTTGCTCATGCTGCCTCCTGGGTGATCTCCCGCGCCACGTCACGGCGGCACCGACTGTTCCGGCAGCGCCACCGGACGGTACTGCCGACCGTGGCCTCGCAGTGGACCTTGCTGCAATTTGGGCACCGAACCACCCGCCACACGGGCCGGGGGAACGGCAAGAGCGTCGCAGTCAGATTCGTCGGTTGATCGGTCATACAATCTCCCGCCCGTTATCAGCCATCCATCGGCCTAGACGCTTCCGTTCACGAATCATGCTGATGGAGCGAATCGCTCGGAGATCGCCATCCGCGACCTTCTCGTACGCCGAATGCTCGCCTCGGACCTCAGCGACGCCAGACCGCCATGAGCCCCACAGGACGCCGATGACGATGCCTATCAATCCCCCGCCGGTCGCCATGAGCCAGTCCACCTACGCCGCCTCCTGCTCTCCGGCTAGCGCCCGTTGATGCGCTGCCCATGCGGTCTTCCGGCGTTGTTCATGTTCCTGATCCATGTCCCAGAGCATCCCTTCCAGCAGGACCATCCGGGTGGCGTGTGGATCGCCACGGGCGACATCGCGGTACGCTTTTGTCTGGATGGCGCTCTCGCGCACGAAGTTGCGACCACCGGTGAACAGGAGCGCGACAGTGAACCCGCCCGTGAGACCCAGCACAAGAAGGTTCCAGTCCATTTAGGCCGCCTCCCTCACCCGTTCCGCCGCCGTCACCCCGTCCGTGAGCCCCACCATGTAGGCGCGGGTCGCCAGTCGGCCCAGCACCCGTCGCACGTCCGACAGGTCGACCCGGCCATCCGTCGCGGGCAGTCGGCCGATGGGCTGCGGGTCGTCGCCGTAGTAGACATCGAGGACTTCCGTCTCCTCGTCGAAGACCAGTTCCAATGCAGTCACAGCTTGTCCTTCCGGATGTCCAACTCCGACGCGGCGCCGACCTGTGCCGTGATGGCCTCCTGATAGCGCGTCCGGCGACCGATTTCGTTCATCTGGTTGCGGGGCAACCGGAACCAGTTCAGGGATTCAAGCATGTCCGATTCGCCCCAAGGCTCGCGCTGGCGAGCCATGAGATACCGGATCGGCGGTCTGTTCGGGAAGTCGGTGTGCGGAAAGATTGGCGGAACGAGTCGCCCGAACCCATGCTCTGTCACGCGGCCTCCTGCTCTTCCTCGACGACCGGCAGCAGCGGCAGCAGCGGCAGGAAGGGCGCCAGCACCACGGCTATGGCGTCGGTCGCCTGCTCATTGGCGTCCGCCATCGCTCCCTCGAACAGCGGCCAAGCGACCGACCCGAGTGCCGGCTCAACGTAACGGGCGGCAGCGTCGATCAGCGCCAAGTGGCAGTGAATCAATTCATGGGCGATGATGCCCCGCTGCTTCTCGGGATCGTACGCATCCAGTTGCGCACCGAGTCGAATGACGGCACGGCGCTGCCCATAGATGCACCTGATCTGGGCGTCGCAGTGGTCGTCTGACACCTCGTCATCGATCTTGAACGACCAGTCCTTGAGACCCATAGCGTCGGCCAGTTGCCGGACGTAGGGCAGCCAGTCAGTCACGATTCGCCATCCTTTCCACCAGCAACGCCCGCAGCTCATCGAGCCACTGGACATCGCTCAAACTCACGGCACCCATCCCGGCCCACGCGACCGCCTGGACGCGAGCCGAGACGGTGATCGTCATGCCCGCCATCGTCATGGTCGTCCCGATCACGATGTCCGCCGCCCGGTTCGGGTCGTCCGGGTCAACGTGGGTGAAGACGCTGTACTGCTCATCGTTGGCGATCATGCCGCCCTCCCCAACACGTCCCGGTTCGACCGTTCGCTGATGCTGGTCCCCCATTGGGGATCGGTCCGCCGTCCAACGAAATCGGCCAATGTTATGTCTCCTGATTCATACGCGTCGAACGCCGTGCCAAGCACCTCACGTCTCACCGCTATCGGTTGGCTGGCGAGCCATTCATCGCCGCTCGGAGGCAGCGCTACCGTGCTGTTATGGACGTTTGCGATAAGACTGCAACGACAATTGCTGTGACTTTCCATGATGTAGCCCACCGGGTGCTCGGACAGATGGTGTCCAAGGCAGGCTTTGCAGGTCCTTGGCGAGAGTGTGCAAATCCAGATGACCCCATTCAGCAGGTGCGCAACGGATTGGTACTGTTCTGTCAGACCGCCCCGGTAGCTTCTGAGCGTCTCATTCCGAACTAGGCTTAGCAGTCGCGCCCGTTGCAATGGACTGTCGAGGTCACGGGCGATCTGCCGGGCCACCGAACGTGGCCCTAGTCCGCCCGTCACGGCTTCCACTAGGCGCCGCTCAATGGTTGCGACGGCCTCGGACCCGTATCGTCGCAAGACGCCCGTCAGGGGCGATTCTGGGCTGAAGGACGCTACGAGCCGCTCCGTCGCCGCGACCGGCAGATTGGCACTGGCGACCCGCACGCCTACGGCATCCAGCAGCGTCGCGGCGTCGGACGCCCCGGCCAGTGCCGCCGCCCGTGTCCCCTGCGTGAGGATGTCACGGGCATCGCCGCCGAACCGGACGAACTCGACATCGGCCTGTGCCAACAGTCGCCGATACCGGCCCTCCCGTTGGAGCCACGCCTCGTTGACCGGCTCACCGGCGGCGATGGCCTGTTCGATGCGGGTCGTCGCGGCCAACAGGTCGGCGTCGAGCCGGGTGATGGCGGTGCGGTACGCGGTTCGGAGCGCCCGGTAGATCGGCGATTCGCGCCGGGCGATGTCGCGCCGCTGTCGGGCAATAATGCGCTCCAATTGAGAAACCATCAGGCCGCCTCCTGATGGTCTTCTGGGAAGTTCAACCGGGAAAATTCGCCGAAATACCGTCGGGCTCCGTCGTCATAAGCACGAGCAGCGTCCTCAGGTTGGTCAAACTGGCCTAGAGATATTCGAGAATAATTGATGCCAATCGCTGCCCTCCAGAATATACGACCGGATGAAGACACTTCCTTGAACACTCCCTTGAACCCAGCCTCATTGCGCATAGACTTCCGCTGATTTTGATTGTTCTCAGCTTTGGTGCATACCCGGAGATTTGAGCGGCGGTTGTCCAAACCATCTCCATTGATGTGGTCAACGAACAGGACGGGATTAGTTAGCCCTAGGACGAAACGGTGCATCGAAATGAATGTTCTCTTGTGCCCCGCGACGGTGATGTTGGCTTTCGCATAGAAGCGGACACCATCCACTTTGAGATGCCAGAGTCGGTCAAGCACGAGGTCGGCATCAATCTCGTCAATGATGGCGACCTTGCCGTGAGCAAGGGGAATGTGGATGATGGACATAGCTGCTCTCCTGGTGAGACAGGTCGAGAAGTTAGGGGCGCCGGGTTGTGTTGCAAGCACGCCCGGCGTTTCGCTAATTGTACCAAAAAGCCCGTATGTATGAGTGTTTTCGTCCTCCAGGGTGGGCATGTCAGGCGGCGTCCCTCCCGTTGGTCCGGATCAATTCGGACAGGAGGACACGGAATGATGTCGGGATTGCCACACCGACCGCCTCATATCGTTCAACGTGCTTGATGACCGCTGTCCGAAGGGCTTCGAGGGAGTACATCTCGTTCACGTCCCCATTGAACGGCACATGGACAACCACATTACGCGAGGACGTACCTTCGAGGACGACTTCCCGGCGATACCCGATCAACTTCCCGCTCATCGCGTTGTCGTCCTGGTTCATGCGGCATCCCTCCGGTCATTTGCGGGGTCGTCAACGGACCATTCCTCGACCGATACGATCAGCCGTCGACCCACCTGCCGCTGGTAGCGTTCGGCAAATCGTTCAGCGCGGTCAGGGTCGGACCAAATCGCCACGATCTGCGTGTCGATGTCGGTGGTGCCCACATGGTCCGGCAATTCGCTGCTAACAACGAAGACGGTGCGCGTCACGGCTGCACCTCCATCGGGGTGACGTCGAAGAACGTGCTCTGCCGCACGGGGGCAGCGCCAGTCCGGATCAAATACGCCGGATCGTTGATTTCGGCGATGTCCCGGTCGACGGCGGCCTGTTCGGCGGCCCGGACCGCCTCGGCTCCGTCCGGGCTGGCGTGGATCGACACCAGCCAACTCCCCTCATACTCGGTGCTGCCCTGCACGACGTAGACGGTCATGCCGCGCCTCCTTCCGGTGCCGGCGCTTCCCGCCGGATGGTGTCGCGCAGGTCGTCCAGCAGGGCCATGAGCTCGTCGGGCGTTCCTACAAGGAGGAGTTCACCGTGCTGCCATTGCAGCGAGCGCCCCGTTTCAATCCGTGTCACAACCCATTCGCCTTCGCGCTGTATCCCAATGACGAAGGGATAGTCAGCAGGCTCTCGCAGGACGTGCATCATCAGGCGATGCCCAGCGCGGTCAGGTTCAGGACCGTGATCTGCGCGAAGTCCACGGTGCCGGTGCCCGTGCCGGCCTGGAGCTCAATGGCGACGGTCGTCGTTCCCCCCGGCACCACGCCCTCGATGGCGAAGACGTTGCCGGGCTGCTGGTCCTGCGTGATGGACGTCGCCGGCGACAGGTACAGCGTCGGACCGATGAAGCGGATGCGCGGGCTGGCGACGCTCCCCAGCCCGGCGACGGTGGACCGCACCCGCCCCATAAACCGGAGCTTGTCGCCGACCGCCCATGATCCCGCTGGAAGGTTGGCGGTGACGTACGGCGCCGCCGCCCCGTTGCCGACGACGCGCTGCCAGTTGCCCTTGATCGCCGCGTCGGCCACCAGCGACGCCGTGCCGCCGGTCGGTGCGGCCAGCGCCCACGAGTTGGCCACGCCGTCGGCGTTGGTGTCGCCGATGAAGACGCCGTTGGGCGTGAGGTTCGTCAGCTCGCCAACGCCCGACGCCAGCAGGGGCGCCACCATGCCCGGCTGCGTTGTCATCACGTCGGCGGCACGCTGGCCCAGCAGCTTCGCGCCCGCTTCGTTGGGATGGAGGCCGTCCGGGGAGTAGGCCGGGAGGATGCCGCCGGTCGCGGGGTCGATCAGGACCGGGTAGAAGTCGATCAGCAGCCAGCCCCGTCGGGCGGCGAGGTTGGCGATCCGGTAGTTGATCTCCGGGACCAATGTGCCGCTCGCGTTGCGCGGCAGGAGCGTCGTCAGAACCGGCGTAACCCCACCGGCTAACAGGGCGTTGCCGATGCCCTCGATGCTGGCGACGATCTGGGCGGGCGTCCGGGTCGTGACGCTGTTGGTCCCGCCGTGGACGATGCAGTAGTCCACGCCCAGCGGCAGGACGTCCGTAGCGACGCGGGCGGCGATCTGGTCGATCGTCTGGCCGGCGACCCCGGCGTTGCCGCCCTTGACCATCCGGCAGCGTCCGCCCGAGAGCAGACCCAGCCACGTCAGCCACGAGGTATTGCCGAACACCCCGACGGCGCTGGTGCCGTTGCCGATGGTGATGCTGTCGCCCAACGCTGCGACCCGATTGCCGCGCCGCCCGGACTGCGCACGCTGGGCTGCCACCTGCGCCGGGCTGAACGGCGCTCCCGTCGCCGGGTCGGTCTGGTAGTCGGTGATCGTCTGGATGACCTGCGCGGCCGACAGACCGGGTTTGGGAAGAAATGGCATGTCAACTCCTATCCGTTACGGCTGGATCGTCCCGCGATTGAAGAGCGTCTCGGCCACGGCATCCCGCGCCGCCTGATCCTTGAGCAACGCCGTGATCGTGTCATCGTCCTCGCCCATGATTTCCAGTTGCTTACGCGACAACCCGGCGTAGCCCACGATCCGGTTGAGCTTCATCAACTGCACACGCTCGTACTCTTCGCTCCCCTCGACCGGGGCGATCTCGTCTAGCAAGGCGCGCTTTGTGATAGCCAGATCGATGGCTCCACGGCCATACGAATCGAGCCCGACCGGGACGGAGGTCGGGTCCCACGTCACCTTGCCGTCCACCCCCGTGACCTTGACAGTCTCGATGATGCGGAACATGGCCTGCGCCCGGGTCAGGTTGCCACTGTCGTCGTCCCACGCGCCGTTATTTGCCCGGTGGCAGCCGATGGAGACCAGCATCTGCATGATCTTCACAAGGGCGGCGTCGAGGTTGCCCATCGTCTCGTCGAACCGGGCCCGGACGTCGCCGATCATGGCCTCGGCGCCCGGCCCCGTGACCTGCGACATGCCGCGGAGCTCCTGATCCATCACGATCTCGGGCAAGTCCGACTCGACCTCGGCCACGATGGCGGCCATCCGGGCCTCGGCGCCGGCGAAGTCCATCGCGCCCAGGAGCCCGTCGGAGCGGCCGTTCTCGCCGTTCCAGTGCAGGATGCGGGTGCCGCCCTCGGTCGCTTCGACGGTCGCGGTGCCGCCCGGCGTCGTAGGGCGCGTCTCGGTGATGACCTGGAGTTTGCCGTTGGCGCCGTAGAACACCCGCGGCTCGTTCAGCGTCCGGGCCAGCCGGGCCTCCACGAACGCGGCGATGGCGTTGATCCGGTCCAGCTTCGGCAGCACCGACGCCACCAGCGACACGCCGAACAGCCGGGAGCCGCGCAGCCGCGACACCACCCAGACGCCGGGGCAGAACCCGTAGCCGTGCCGGTCGGTCCGTTCCAGCTTGTCGTCGCGGTACCAGCGGGTGGTCTGGTTGTCGACCTCCTTGCGGAACGCGTAGGAACCGCGGTCATCATTCGTCGTGTAGGCCAGCACGTACCGCTTGACGTCCCCGCGACTGTTCAGGGCGATGTCGGCCACCTGCCAGAGCGGGATCACCTCGGCCGTGACCTTGCGCCGTTCGGGCGGGCCGGACAGGTCGTCGTGGATCTCGACGAACTGCGAGCCGAGCAGCTGCGTGCGGGCAATCAGGGCCGGCAGGACCGACCGGAAGTTGCTCCACGTCAGCGCCTGGAACGCCGCCTCCACCACCAGCGGCCGCGCCTGCCAGACGTCATCCGGCACCGGGATCAGATTCGGCGTGCCGTCGGGCAGCGAGCGCCCGTCCTCGGTCCACGTACCACGATAGAGATGCCCGGCATACCAATCCACTGCCCGCTGCACCGGGTTGTAGACGGGCCTGATCCACTTCGGGAGATTGTTGGATCGTTTATAGTCCTCCCAGTACGCCCAGTCGTTTTCGTCGTAGGCACGGTTATCGGCCCAGCTTTCGAGAACGGTCCACTGCTGACGCCGGGCCGCGAACACCGCCGCGACCGAGGTCTCGGGACTCTCGACAATGGCATCGCTCTTGCGCAGGGCGCCGCCGAGCGTACGGGCCGTGGAGAGCGTTCCCTCGAAGGCCATCAGGACCCGTCCCGTTCTGCGAGAGCGGCTTCAAGACCAGCGCGGAGCGACGGTGCCATCGCCTGATACATGTCTTCGCGAGTGAACGAATCGTAGCCATCGATCTGGATGTGCCAAAAGTACTTGTCATGGATGCTAACTGTCTTCGGATCGTGGTCTCGCATCGCGTCCTACGCTGCCCGGACCATCGCATCAGTCACCATCACATGTCCCCTTCGTTCTCGGGCGGCTCAGGGAACGGTACGGGCTCCGGCTGCTCACCGATGGCCGTCAGCGCCGCCTGGGCCGCGTCACGGGCTGTCCGACCGCCCTGCCGCACGTAGCCGACGGGATGGGTCCACGCCTCCAGCTCGTACCGCTGCGTCCCGGTGGGCATCAGGGACGGCTCCCGGTAGAAGTAGAGCGTCCAATCCCAGCCGGCGGATTCGATGTCATCCAGCACGATGGCAAGATGGTCCGGCTCTTTCACCGGCTGCTCGTACGTCGTCTCGGGATTGGCTTCCGCATAGTCGGCTGAGACGAACCGGCCGAGGCCGGCTTCTTTGATGACGGTTCGTGCGGTCATGTCGATGGCTCCCATACGGCGAGGGCGGCCTCGAGGGTCTTTCGCACCGCGAACCGAACAGCCCTCACATCAGCAGACAACTCACCAGGCTGGTGATAGTCCAGAATGTCCACGAGACAGTTGTCGAGCGCGTCTACGCCCGCGTTGAGCATCGCGTCGGTCACGGTGATCGGCTCCGGCACACGAACGGTCATGGCGCGACCCTCAGATAGATTGTCAGGTCCTTCAGGGCCGCGATCTCAACGGGCGTGATCTGGTGTTCCTTGATGGCAATCACCATCTGGCGACACAGTTCGCCGTGGTTCTCATCCGTGCGGTCGCTGTCGAATCGCCGGAAGGCACCTAACAACAGGATCATGGCGACCGTTGCATCGTGTTGCTGCTGCCCGGTTACATACGGCCCGCTCATAGCCCGATTCCCTCCCAGACCGATCGAACGACCAGCACACCGCCGGCGAGAAAGACCAGGACCGCCACCGCAACGATGATCCCGGCGATCAGCACCCCGCCGGAAAGCAGCACCAGCCCGCGCACCTGATCCCACCGGGGCGACCGCAGCACCTCATCAGCCCTATCGGCCATCCGGACCCGCAGCGGCTGCCGTGGGCTGGGCTGGGCGGTGCTGACGGGGAACAGGTCCGGCACGTCGTCGCCGTAGTCGAGGCCGGTCATGTCGTAGGGGTCGGAGGTCATGTCCTGCTCCCTGGCGCGGGCGATATCGGCGGCGATGGCTTTGGTGAAATCCCGTGCGACGACGTTCCAGTCGCCCCGCAGCGCACGCACGTCGGCGATGTTGATACGTGGCGGCTCATATGCCATATTCCGATCCTCCGTAGGGGTCGGTGGTCATGTCAGTACCTCACCTGCGAGAGCCAGAACCGGGCTTCGCGGAGCTTGACGATCATCTGGTCAACGTCCTTTCGGCCACGATCCTGACCGATCAGACCAGCAAGCCGGAAGGCACTGGATATGACGGCATTGCATTCGTCTTCGAGGGCAAGGACCGCCGCCTCGATAGATCGATCTCTGGCGAAATCCCGGTCCATGTTCTCGTCCTGCCCGATATCGCTCATAGCCCGTACTCCCCGTATGGATCGTCGTAGGGGTCAGTGTCCGCATAAGATCCGAGCATCACCTGCTCGATCTCGGCGGCGGTGGCGGCGGGGCCGGTCGTGGCGTCGATCACGGCCATCACGGCATGGACCAAGGCGTCGCAGTTATGGACAAGGATTCCGTTGGCGAAGTAGGTGTGCGCATGGGCAACCGTGAGGTTGTAGACCCGCTCATGCCGCGATTCTCTCTCTGGCTGTGAGATCGGCCACTCGGGCAAGTCGGCGACGGCAGAGTCGTGAACACCAATTCCCCTGGCCCATCGTTCGATACGCTGTACCGCACGACTCACAGATTCGATCAACCATGCGCTCATCTGCGATCCGCTGGGCATGTTCACGATGCCATGTCCGACCTTCTGGCGAACGATGCCAGGCAACGGTGAGAGGGCGGATGCTATCGAGGTGTTCCTCCATGCCGGGATACCGCATGACATGTAATCTTCGATGCTTTGATTGAAGTACTGGTTCAAGGTTTTCGGGAGCGTTGTTGAGCGGGTTTTCATCGATATGATGAACCTGATGGCCGGTCGGGACTTTGCACCGATTCGCATTTTCCCAAATCGCGACATGGAGCCCTTTGGCTCCTTTTCGCTCCGCGTTGCGCGTGGACTGACTGAGGTAATAGCGCCTGGTTCCCATGAGTCGGTACCGCACACCGTCAAAAGCAACCTCGGCCGGAGAAGACATGGTGTCTGGATAGTCCATTGCAGTTGATCCTCCTCAGTAATTGAGCCAAGCGAGACGAACCCGCGCCCTTGCACATAGACCGGGTGATTCGCAGTGCCAGTTAGACCCTGACGCGTCACAACGGGTCGAATGCCGGTGGTCCCCGCGGCCAGCACGGAGCAAGGCCCAATCGGAGTACAAACCATGTCTCCCGCCCTGATTCGTTCAATAGGAACCGGTCCGGATGGCGTATCGATCAGCGTGCCCGCAACGAAGCACTCGTCATCGTTGTCGCCGCTGACCGGGAATCCGCAGAGCTGATCCTCGGCAGACGCGAACGTGCCGACGTGATGGATCCGCCCCTGCTCATAAAGTGAGGCGACCGGCTCGGCCCGCACGCGCTTGCCCCGTGATGCGTGGATCAGCCGCACCCGTGGCCGGACGCGCCCGACGCCGGCGGCGGTGTTGATCGTCTCGCGGACCATCTCGCCACCCTGGTTGCTCTCGGCTGCGATCTCATTGGCCTCAAACCGGTCATGGTCGCGGATCGCCTCACTGGCCCACTGGTGCGGCGCGACACGAAGCCCCCGGATGTCGAGCACGTAGTAGTCACCGTCGACGCCCCGTCCGACCGTCGCGAGGCCGGTGGCGTCGCTGTTCTCGCCGTAGGTCGTGGCGGGATCGACAGCTGTGGCAATACGAACCAACTCGGGCACCTGATCGGGCCGAACGCGATAGTCGTCGATCATCCGGCGGACCCACAGAGCGCCCTCGATGTCCTCAACCAACTCGCCCATGAGTTCCTGGCGACCGAGGGTGGTGCCCTCATACTTCCGGATAATCTGCGTGAAGTACTGCAATGGCAGATTTGCCCGGTTGTCGTAGGTCGATCCCCGCGTCGTTACCGTGCCGGGAGCGGCAATCAGGTCCTTGACCATCCGGGTCGGGCGCGGAGTCGATGTCACAACCTCACGCGGATCAGCACCCAAGCGAAGCCCGAACTGCAATTGATCCCGAGCATCGGGGTATCTCCACGCCGCCATTTCGTCCGACCAAGCCCCGTCATGCTGTGGACCGCGCAACCTATCAGGCTCATCGGCGCTGTAGGTGAAAGCGACCGCACCATTGGCAAACGTCAACTTGCGCAGCGACGGGTTGTACGTGACCCCGAACCCGGCCCGGTGGCAGCACGCCTTCAGCCCCGACTCGCCGTTGACCATCACGTCCCGGACATCGGCGGCGGTGGACCCGACCAGCGCGACCCGGCCCATCCGGCCGGCCTGCACTTCCTGCCGAATGAACTCGGCACCTGTCCGAGTCTTTCCCCACCCACGCCCCGAAAGAATGAGCCACGTGCGCCAGTCGCCCGGCGGTGGAAGTTGATCCGGTCGGGCGCTGCCGTTCGGACCGCTCCACGGATCGTTGGCCCGCCTATGCCGCAGCGCAACGCCAGCCAGCCGCAGCAGATCGGGCGTGAGTGGCTGCGTCGCGGTTGCCATCAGACGCCGCCTGCCGTCTGGGCGATGATGGCCTCGGCTTCGGCGATGACTTCCTTTGCAGACAATCCGAGGCTCTGGGCGATCTGATCGGCAACCAGCTGGATCGTGACGGTCCGGTGATCCTCGGTCGGCGCCTTACGGTCAAGCCCGAGGTAGAGCGCCCGACGATCCATCGCCTTGAGGACGAGTTCGGCGTGCCGTGGCGACTTCTTCTCGATGACGATGGGGAGGAACGCCTTGATGATGAGATCGAGGCGTTCGAGCTCCAGTCGCAGGACGTCTTCGCCCGGTTCCTGGATCAGCTTGCGCAGCGCCGACATGACGGACTTATGGGCACCGCCGGCATTGGCGTACCCGACCTCTTCCGCAATCTGCTCATAGCCGTAGCCGAGCTTGCGAAGCGATAACGCTTCGAGCTGCTTCTCGGCAGCGGAGAGCCCGCCGTTTTTCCTGTCCTTATGTCCGGTCGGGTTCGGGTCCTGCACGGCGCACACAGGGTGCGGCGATCACGTCTCACTCACCGAAAGTATACCGGATTCCGGCAAGCACTGGGCGTTACGCGGCCTCCTGATCCCAAACGACCGAGGACACCGTGACATCGGCGCTGAATGATGCGGCACCGTATTGCTTCTCGGCCACGATCCGCACCACTTGCCGGTCATTACGAAAGACACCGATGTCCTGGAGCAAGTCGGCAAGTCCAACGATCTGATTGTCGAGGTCGGCCTCGTGCTCCCGGTTGGCGAGTCGGACGGTCAGCTCCAGCTCGATTGGTCCGGTGATCGGCGTCCCTGGAGTAAAACCGGCCAACTGCATGGCAGCATCCCGGTGGAACGCGACGTAGGCGACCGACGGAATGAGCCTGCGTCCCTTCGGCGTGATGACCCACCGACGTCCATTCTTCTTGGAGATGACCCGCCCAGCGATGTGGGCCGTCCAGACGGTCACGGGGCGCCGTCCTTGCGGAGTTGACGGGTGGTCGCGGGCTGGGTGCGGTCGACCCAAGCAATCAGGGCGGTCAACGCTTCGGCAGGTGTGGCGCCACCCTGTTCGGGGTAGCCGCGGCACCAGGCGAGCCAAGCGTGACGATGCGACTCCCCAGCGGTGAGGTGCGGGTGGAATCCAAGCAGGCGCAATCCCAGCAGAGCCTCGTTGACATCCATGCTCATGACGCACCTGCCTCCGGAACGACATCGGCCATTTCCAGGCCAATAGCGAAACACCGACGCTCAATATCGGCATACCAATCGAGATTGGCGACGACATCGGCGCGTGAGACAGCGCGTCCCAAATACTTCCAGGCGAAATAGCCTCCCGCATACGGCTTGAACCAGTCGCTGTGAGCGGTCATCACCCATGGCCGGTCGAGGAAGACACGCGACTGAATCGACAGGTGGCAGCGCTGACAAAGCGGAACGAATGCCCACCAGTGCGCGAACGACTCCGCCTTATTCATGGTCAGATGATGGGTGGTCAACGTGTACCCCGCCGCCGGATCATGCGGATGAGAACATCGCACACACCGCCAACCAGCGGCGTCCTTCAGCTGACGAGCGAATGCAGGCCAGCCGGGCGGATACTCGCCGAATCCCTTTCGCACGGTCACGTCGCACCTCCCTCCGGCGCCGACGCGGGGGCGATGGGGTCTGCCGCTCTCCGCAGGCTATCCGCGAGCTGATCGAACACCACGAACACCTGCGGACTAACGTCAAGGTCCATTCCTGTTTCAAGGTACGAGGCAGTCGATAGCAACTTCGTCCTTGCCTCGGCCAGCCGGAGCAGCGCGTCGTCCCGCTCGGCGATGGCCTGATCGCGCTGCTGTTCCAGGCCAGCGACATGGGCCGTCCACGGGAACTCGTCGCGGTCGTCAGGATGGATGATGGTCATCACACGTCTCCCCGCGGATGGCCCGGAACTGCGCGACCGCCTCGGCCATCGTGATGTGGTCGATCATGGGCAGGCCGTCTCCGTCGCTCATGTCCTGTCGTCCAGCGGTGATGGCTCCGTGGATACCTGCCCGTTCCTCGCGGTCGGCCCACGCGGCGAAGTCGTCCAGCTCCGACGCGGCGGGTGGCGGTGGGGTGGTTATCGCTCGCTCTGCGGCACACTCCACGCAATCAGGTTCGCAGAGATAGCTCACGGGCTCCGGGCCGGGCGCGGGCTGGGCACGATCCGCTGGTCGGTCCTCGATGGCCCGTCCGACGAACGCGAGACCGGACAACTCCCCGACCGTCGTCCGGTCGAGTATCTCGCAGATCAGCTCCCAGACGGACTGATGGACGGTGATGTTGTCATTGTCCGCCGACTCGTGGGCCGGACCGGTCGTGGGCTGGGCGATGTGGGGGAGGGCGGCTTCGAGGAACAGGCGAGCCTCGTCCATCGTCGGCGGCCATCCGAGTGTCCGGGCGATCCGCTGCTGAATCGCCTCCACCGCAGCCTCGGGAATCGTAGCGACGGGCGGGGTCGGGTCGGTGGTCATAGCGATTCCTCTCCACGGATCACGCGATCCAATCGGTCGATGTCGGATCGCTGCTGCAGCAGCGACACGGCGGATTCGGGTTTCACCCAACGGCGTTGGGTGACGACGCCCTTCATGTCACACAGCCAGCACGGTTCCCGCAGCTCGAACCCGCTCTCATCCCGGATCAGGCAGGGGCCAAGCTCTCCGTGACAGGCGGGGCAGGTCACGTACGCCTCGACACACACGCGACCGGCGACGGGCGGGGCCGGTTCCGGCATGAGCGCATCGACGAGCGCCGCGTCCTCGGGCGCGACGAGCCATTGGTCGCCGACGGGCTCCGGGGCCTCGGGTGGAGTGATGGGTGTGGTCTCGTGTGTCATGCGAACTGCCCTTTCTCGGCGACGGCGGCGTAGCAGTTCAGGATGGCCTCGCGGATCGTGGCAGCGTCCCCGATGGTGAGCCGTCCGCCCTTCCGATGCTGTCGTTCGGCCCGGTACGTGCCGTCTGGGGCGTACGAGGCGGGAGGGAAGTAACGCAGATCGAACCGATGGGCATGTTCCAGCAACGCCTCCAGTGCCTCGTCGGTATCGAGTTCGTTGTACGGGTGTTCGCTCATGTGCGGTCTCCAGTCGGCCCGGTGGTCGGACGGTCGCTCTCGGCGACCTGATGGGCCGCTCGGACGAGGTCGCGCCAGCCCGCCTCGTCGAGATCGACACGGATGGTCGTTACCCCGACGATGGCGCGATCCTCGTCGTCGATCCAGCGCAGCTGAACCTGCAATGAACCGGAATCGGCAATCAGGATGGTCGTTGCGTGACCGGGGATCGACGGGTCCGGCTGTCCGTCAATGCGCGTAACGCGTCGGGTCGTCTCGTCGTTCATACGGTCTCCTCGGGCTGATGGCGGTCGGTGGCGGCGCTCATCAGGTCGCGAGCCAATGTGATCGCGTCGAAATCATGGAGCGTGAGGACGTAGGTGTCGCCATTCCAGACGGTGACTTCGACATAGCGATTGCTGACGCCATCGCTCACGGTGATCGGCACAACGCTCAAGACATCGACGTTGTTCAGGTTCGTCGTCGTGTCACTGTTCATGGGGTCGGGTCTCCTCGTGGTCGTGGCGGATGCGGACAGGGGGCGCGGGCAGGTCGGCGGCGGAGAGCGATCGCAGATTGAGCAGTGCGTACTCCCGAATCAACGGGTTAAGGGCCACAACATCCCGCTGGTCGACGCAGAATCGAATGCGATACAACAGCGCCGTTCGCTCCCCGACCTCCGGTTGGACGGAAAGCAACCCGCTCCACACCGCCAGGTGCCGGGCGACGAACTCACCCGTGTTGGTCCAGTCGTCAGCCGATGCGGCGGCGGTCTCGAAGCTCATGCGGCATCGACGTCCGGGATGAGCGACAGCAGCGACGGCTGGTCCCGTGATGCCAGGGCACGGTTCAGGGTTTGCTGACCCGATTTCCAGTAACTCGCTTTCAAACATAACAATGGTATAATTCGCGTGGGAATCCTTTTACCCGTCAGGGCAAACATCGTGCAACGACGTCTCACAAAGCGAAGGTATAGCCAAAAATGGCAATGACGAAACTGCCGACGGGTGTGATGAAGCCATGCGCTCACTGTGGAAAAGAGCGCTACTTTGCCCCATCGAACGCCCACCGTCTGTACTGCTCGACTGACTGTTACTGGGCGGCTCGATGGGGTTCGGATCGGCAGGAAGACCGAACCTGCCCCGTTTGTTCTACCGTCTTCAGGGTGCAGCTTTCGAAAACCCAAGTGTGCTGCTCGATTGAGTGCCGCCGCCAACACTACTCCAACATTCGGCGGGGAGAACAAAGTCATTTCTGGCGAGGTGGCAAGACCGCGCCATATCACACTGACTGGAAATCTGTCAGGCGAGAGGCGCTTGACCGAGACCATCACCAATGTGTCCTGTGTGGCGGGAACGATCGGTTGCAAGTCCATCACAAGAATCCTTATCGCTACTCCCAATCTCACGCGCTTGACAATCTCGTGACACTTTGCCGGAGTTGTCATTCGCGCGAGGAATGGAAGGTCAATCCTCTCGTTGCTCAGGTCATGGCAGATGGACGCCTAGGCCGCATCCAATCTATCAAGTAGTGACGGCTGGTCACGACTTGCGAGCGCCCTTCCGAGGTTCTTGATACCGCTCCGGAAATAACTTTCCTTGAGTTCGACCCCGACGAACCGGCGATTGAGCTGGAGCGCCCGATAGCCGGTGGAACAGATGCCGGCGAACGGATCGAGCACCAGATCGCCGGGGTTGCTCCAGAGCTTGACGGCCCGTTCGATCACGCCCAGTTGCAACGGGGCCAGGTGGCGCTCGTCGTCGGTCTCCCGCGCCTGCACGACGTTCAGGACGTCCGTCTCACGGATGCCGTTGGCGCTGCGGAAGTCACCCAACCAGATTGGGGCGGCCCATTCGATCCATTCTTCCGGTGTGATCCAGCCGTTGGGGTTGCCGTACTTGGCCGAGATGCCGGCCCGGATCGGATCCGGGTTGTCGCCGGGCTTGCGAAACTGCACCAGGTAGTCGGCCAATGCCATGTGCATGTTGGCGCTGTCGGTCGCCAACGTCTTGAACAAGAGTCCGCGGTCCTTGGTCCGGATCGCCTTGAGCTGCGGATTCTTGTCGATCGTCACCTCGCCGTAGTAGATCCAGCCAACCGCTTCCATCGCCGATATCACCCGCCCCCGGAAGTCCTTGATGCCGATATAGCCGTCGGTGCCCTTGAACGCCACCGCCTGCGTGAGATGGATGGCGCACGTCCGGCCCGGCATCGTCACCCGCAGCAGTTCCGACATCATGTATCGGAGCTGTTCCATCAGTTGGTCGATTGATGTGCAGTTGCCGATGTCGTGCGGGCTATTATTGTAAACATACATCCCGGGGAAAGGCGGAGATGTGACGATCAACCCGACGCTGTTGTCGGCGATGCGGTCGGGATCGGCCAGCACCTTGACGCTGTCGCCGAGGTACAGGGTCCAGTCCGGCCCGGTCGCCACGTCCTCACGGTAGGCCGTCTCGTTGCGGACCGATCCGGTGATCTCGTGTTCGATCGCCATGTGCTTCACCACCTCCGCCATCATCTCGGCCGCCTGCCGCTCCTTGCGCTCGATGTTCCGCACCACCGCGCCCTCGGTCTCGGCTGTGATGACGTGGGCCACAACGGGCTGTGTCTGGCCGAATCGCCAGCAGCGGCGCACGGCCTGAAAGTACTGCTCCCACGAATCGGAGAGCCCCACGAACACCATCCGGGCACAGTGCTGAAGGTTGAGCCCGAACCCGGCGATGGTCGCCTTGCTGACCAGCACCCGGTAGGTGCCGTCGAGGAACCCGGCGATGGCCTGCTCCTTGTGCTCGATGGAATCCGACCCCGTGACCTGAATCGCGCCGGGGATCGCCCGGGTCATCGCCTCGGACTCCGCATTGAGCTGGGTCCAGACGATCCACGGCTGATCGTCGGAGTTGACCAGCGCGGCGGCCATCGCCACGCGCTCCCCAATGGAGTCCCGCCGGGCCTGCTGACGCTCCTGCAACGTGATGGCGTCGATGGGGATCAGCGTTCCGGTCGTGATCGCCCCGGAGACCGTGTGCTGTTCGATCGTCAGGGGTGGCAGCGCGAACCCGTCATCGGCGAACCCCAGGTCTGACGGAGCCCGGACCGCCACCGACCACGACGCCAGCCACCGCCAGAAGTCCGCCTTTGCGTGGCCCTTGAGCCGCCAGTCCTGCGCGGAATTGCCGTCCTGCGTGAAGAACAGCGCCTTGACCTCCTTGACCTGCATCACCCCGAGGAACTCGGCATGGTTGGCCAGCTCGACCAGATCGTTGGGCGCCGGGGTTGCGGTACAGGCCAGTCGGTACGGGATGTCCCGGACGAAGACGTTGAGCTGCTGGCGGATGGCCGAGTCGAGCCCCTTGATCGCGGACGATTCGTCCAGGACGATCGCGCCGAACGCCGCCGGGTCGAACAGGTGCAGACGCTCATAGTTGGCGATGGTGATGCCCGGTCGGACATCGGCGGCACTCCGGGCAATCGTGACATCAAGCCCAATGGTCCGGCCCTCGGCGACCGTCTGCTGACCGACCGCCAACGGCGCAAGGATCAGGACGTTTCGTCCGGTTCGAGCATGGATGTGCCGCGCCCACTCCAGCTGCATCGCTGTCTTGCCGAGGCCCGTGTGGCAGAAGAACGCCGCTCGGCCTCGCCCGATGCCCCAGCGCACGATCCGGCGCTGGAACGGGAACAGACGATCATGGAGATCGTCCTCGGCGACGTCGAATCCCACCGGATCCGAGAAGATCCGCTTCGACTGCAAGAAATCCCTGTAAGAGTCGACTTGGCTATGCGGCATTGCGGTCATCCTCCATCTCACGCTCGACGAGCGCCTGGTCCCGAGCCCGAACGGCCTCCAGCACCGTGGCGTAGGCGCCGACGTACCGACCCGGCACCACCACGACCCACCGACTTTTCTTCCCCGACCAGATGACGTAGCGATGCCCACTCAGTCCGATGGGGTGATCGTCCGGCATCGCCGCCTTGGGATCGCGGAACAGGGGATCGCCCGTCGTCATGAGCCGGGGCTTGTCATCGACGCGCTGCAACGGAACGAGACGGGGGCGCGTCATGGGCCGAGACGTGCGCGGCGATGACTCGCCAGACGGCATGGTCGTTCCCGGTCAGCGGCTGGCCGCGGCGGATGCGGGACTGGGTCCAGTCCCGGAGTGGGTCCGGCAGCCGTTCACCATGCTGCCGCCGTGTCCTGGCATCGAACGCGGCGAGCTCGGCGACCGTCGCCCGCCGCGTCTTCACCGTGGGGTCGGCGTCGCACCGCAGCGGATCAGCTGCCCGGTCCCGCGCCGCTATGGCGACGATCCGGGCTTCCGTCTTCGGGTCGCACCGACCCGTCGTGGTCCGGACGTACCGGGCGTTGGCGCTCTCACGGGGCGGGATGGCGATCCCCCTAGGCGGCATCATCGTCTGCCTCCATCTCGGTCAGTTCGGCGGTCAACTGCTCGGCGATCCGGACAGCGACGGCCGCGACGTGGATCGATTCCGTGCGAGCGTTGCGCAGCGTCTCGACGGGGTCATGGTTGGGCGACGTCTTCGGCCAATGAAGATCGTTCAACTCCGTCGCCAGCTCCCCCACCTCCTCCATCAGCACGCTGCCCCACTCCGGGTAGCTCATGGTCTGCGGCCCTCCGAACCGGCGATCCTGCCGGCGCCGCTCACAGACGACGCGCTGAATCTCGTTGATCGTGCTGGTCTGTTGGTGGATCGCGTCGGCCCGTTGGTTGATCGTCATGGTGGTCATCGGGACAATCCTCCTACGCGGCGAGACGCAACTGATCAACCGACGGTGTTGCATCGGCAATGGCGTCCTCACAGGACTGGTAACACCGCAGCAACGCGATCCACCTCGCCTCCTGTACGGCGACCTGCCGTCGCTGGGCATCGGTCGTTGGGGTTGCCTGGCGGAACCACGCCTCGCCGGCTTCGAGCCGGGCGATCAGCCGGGTCCGTTCGGCGCCGACGACACGAATAGCGGACCGGATCGTAGTTGCGTCGTTTCCGCGCTGGGCGACCTGGAGGGCGGCGATCATGGGCCGGACATCGGCACCCATCGTGACAATCTCGGCCAGGACGCCGGGATCGTCCGCGGCTCGGACAAGGGCGAGATGGTTCATGCTGCTGCTCCTGCGGCGAATTCGGCCCGGCCCATGCCGGGATCCGTCAACCGGGCCGTGATCGGGTCGTAGTCGGCGTAGCACCGACCCAGACGACCGATGCCCTTCCAGCGGATCTTCTGGACATAGATCTGATTGGGCTGCGACTCGTCCGTCTTGGATCGCCAGACCGACAGGATGTTGTCGGCCTTGCTGTACCAAGAACTTGATCCACTGATGTCATACGGGGAGACGACGCCGTAGTCGCCGTTGTCGTCCTTCGGCATCTTGGTCGGATGGGCAAGGACCCAGAGATGGACGCTGCGCAGACGGACGAACCGCCGCAGGACCGACAGGGTCCGGCTGATGTACTGCGTCTCGGTCTCACCCGACCGCCAAGCGTGCTGAATCTCGTTCCACGGGTCCAGCACGACGCCCATGACCTGGTGCCGGATGATCGCAACGTTGACGAGCTCGATCAGCGCCTCGATCGTCGGGTCCTCCGGGTCGATGAACCAGATGTGCTCATGGAGCCACGCCACGGCGTCGTCGGCTTCCGCGTCGGTCATGGTCGGCGCCTGATGGCGGGGCGGAAAGTACGGCTTGCGAACCCGCTTCTCGACCAACTCGATCAGGTGCTCCTCCATCGGGTACTGCTCCGGGGAGAAGACGACGAACCGGCTGTCATGCGCTTCCGCCATGTTGACCATGATCTGATCAAGCGCCAGCGACTTCCCGCAGGACGGCGCACCGGTGACGACCGTGAACTGGCCGGGCTTGACCGAGTAGAGCTGGTCGAGGCCGGCCAACCCGGTCGTGAGCCCGCGCCGTCGCCCCTCCTGACGCAGCGCCCGCATCGCCGGTCGAAGTTCCTGCATCTCGACGAGGCCGGCGACCGGTGCCCGTCGGGCCTGCCGGACGCAACGGGCGACGGTCTCGGGTCCGTGGGCGATCAGGGTCTCGTTGGCGTCCTTGCAGTCGATCGGCCACTCCACGATCCGGCAGCGGTCCGGTCCAATGGCATCCATGAGCCGCTGCCGGAACACCTCGCCCGGCTCATCGGTGTCCATCGCGAGGACGATGTCGCGGGTGGCGGCAATCACGGACTCGGCCGATGCGAGATACGGGAACGTCCCGCTCTGCCCGCCGGTTCCGTTGGGCACTGACAAGATGCGGATGAACGACGGGTCAACGGTCTCGATCGCCAGCTTGTCCATCTGGCCCTCGACGATGACGACCGTCTCCTCGGTCGGCTCGCAATCGTCCAGACCGTAAAACGGCAACTCGGCGCCGGAAATCACCTTGAACTGCTTGTCCCGGAAGGCCCGGTACTGGACGTTGACCGTCTCGCCGTCCCGCCGGAACGGGAAGGCGATCACCGGGACCGGTCCGGACGAGTTCGGCATGGTCCGTCGATCCCACGTCAGGCCGTTGCGCTCCACGACCGCCGGGTCGATCCGCCGGGACCGGAGCCACGCCAGCACCTCGACCGTGAGTGCCTCGTCGTCGGACCGAGGCAGGTCGGCCGATGTCGGCCGGATATACGTCTTCGGCACCGGTGGGGCCAGCACCCGGTCCTGCCAGGCCATCCCGCCGAGCGACCCCTTCCACTCGCAGCCAGGGTTGTGACACAACCAGCGGCCGTGATCGAGATCGACGCTCAGGGACCGATCCCGCTGGTGCCTACGGCCGTGGTGGCACTCCGGACAGAACACCTTGATCTGCCCGGAGGTCCGGCCGGCCGGGATGTCGATCCCGACGTCGGCGAACGTCTGCGGGGTTCGGGCCGGACGCCCGGCCATCGGGCTGGAGACGATGGTCACTTGACGGCCTCGAAGCTCAGGACCTTGCACCGGCCGAAGCCCTGCGACCGAAGTGACCCGAATCCGTTCTCCTGGGCAAAGCGAAACATCTTCTGCCACTGATCTCGCTTGATCCGATCCTTGAGCACGAGGAGATCAAAGACGAGATATGCGTCCTCGACGAATTCGTAGTAGGTCAGCGTTGACCTTCGGCCGGTCGCCCCGCTGACATGCCCAATGAACAGATGCTTGGCGTCCGGCTCCACCACCGGCACATACTCACCATCTGCATTGGCCCGACGGATCAGGAGTTCATCGTCAACGGGAAAGACCCATTCAGCCACGGCATTGCGCGGCCCTTTGCCCGTCGGTCCCCACTTCTCCTTGGGGAACAGGATGTTGGCGACCTCCTTCAGCATCGCCTTGATACAGCGCGTCTCTGCGTAGACCCCTTCCGGCCCACGCATGAACCCGTTGACCATGTTGTCGCCCGCCACGCGCTTGGACATCTCCACGATGTCCTCCCATGGGGTGCCCGGTTTGATCTCCATGCCGAGTCGCTCCAGTGCCGCAATCGCCATCGCCTGCACTTCGGCGTCACCCTTGGTGAGCCCGGTCTTGGCCCGGATGAACGCCTCCATGGTGTCCGCCCGCATCGGTAGGCCGGGCATGAGCTTGCCGGTGAATTTGATCTCGACCCGGAACCGATCAAAGATGTCGGTGCTGTCGTCGAAGATGCCAACGAGTCGTTCTCCCTTCGGCTTGACGACGTTCTGGGAGCGGTAGGCATCCCGTGCCGCAACACGGGCCATATGCTCTTCGAGCGGCGTCAGATCGACCTCGGAGATGAACTGGTCGAAGTCGTTTTCGTCGAATACGGGCATTTCCGTGGTCATGGGGCATTTCTCCATGGATTGTCGAAGTGGACTGAAATGACGAGTTGCGGGCTGGGCAGTCGAGACGGAGCGGTGAGTCGAGACACGGCGCGGGCTGGGGCGTCGAGACGATTTGGCCAGAAGCGGCGCGGCCTGAACCGGATAGCGATGGGCTGGGGAGTCGGCACGAAACGGGGCGGCGAGGTCTGGGTAGTCGAGACGCTAAGGGTAGACGCGGTTTGAACCGGGATGTCGAGAAGCTCGGGGGCGGTATGTACCGTCGTCATGGCGTGGATTGATGCGCGGTGTGTCGGCATCCACGGACGAGGCCTACTCCGCCGCGATCGTCTCGGCAGACAGGCTGGCCTTCTTGATGTCGACCAGTACGACCTTTCGTTCCAGTCGCTCATGCATGTGAGCGATCTGCTCATCAGTCCACCGATCCTGGACCTTCTGGCCGTCCTTCAGGCCCTTGGCCAGGTAGTCAAACAGCGCGGCCATCCGCAATTCACTGTGGCCCTTCTCGGTCCGCCAAACAGATGCGGCGGCGAGATCGACCTTCGTCATCTCTCCCAGTCGCATCACGACACCACGAACCGGCTGATACTGCGTGAACCTATCCAGCCAGATGCGACGCGTCTGCTGCTCGGCTGGTGTCAGCCCCATGACGTCGCGAGCATCCTCTGGCTCGGGGGCCGCCATGGCACGGGCAAGTGCTGAATGCGTCAGAAATTTCGTTGATCCATGCCGCGCCACCGACCGATCGGCCGACAACACGGTCTGGACGATCTTGTCAACGGACGGCCTGAGCTGCTCACTGGCGAACTGACGCATGAACGAGTCGTTCAGGCCGAACTCATCGGCGATCTGGTTGATGAGGTCCGGGACCACGATCGTGTCAACGCCGATCATGGCGGTACGGACGCGGGCGCTGATCTGTCGGGTGCAACTCAGTGATTTGTCGGTCATGTCGATCTGCTCCTCCACCGCCATTCAAAGAATCATTCCTGAGGCGGTGCGCTGCTGGCTGTTGCCGAACGTCGGCGACCGGCCTCGATCGAACTGCGGTTCGCGACTGACCCAGGTCTTCCACGCCGCGTCCCAGTTGACGAACCGGGTGGCGTGGGAATCGTGGTGATTGACGAACGCCTCCCAGACCTTCGGCACCTTCTGCGGCGAGATACCGTGCTCGACGGCGTAGGCCTGCCGATCAGGTGACAGGTCGAACCCGTCGGGCATCAGGGTGCTGGCGGTCGATCGCCTCGGCTTGGGGCCTGTCGGTGGCGCGGAGGGCGGCGGATCGTCCTGAGGCGGTTCTGCCGGGATGGTCGGATCGGCTGACTCCGGTTCAATGCCAACAGCGATGCTTTCGCGCGCGCTCGAACGAGCGTTAGCTCGTTCTTTGCTCTGGTCTGCTCTGTTCTCCTCTTCTCTCCTCTGTTCTGGCGTCACCGTGTTGTTCTCTGCGTCACGCTGCGTCACATCGTCATTTCGTGCGTCACCGAGCGTCACGTCGTTAGGCGGTTCGTCACCGGTCGGTTGCTGTGATCGCTCCCGGTGACTCCGCATACGTGACGCTGACGAGTCCTCGCGCTTCGGCTGTCGGCGATCCCAACTCACCAGTCGATCATCGACAATCACGCGTTTGTTCCCGAGAGCTGTGAGGACGGCTGTGATGTCTTCCTCACTGAACCCGGAGAAATCGGCATAGATCTCGGGATCGAATCCCGCCACGTTGCCGCGGTCCTCCTGCTGACTGGCGTAGTCACAAAGAGCCCAGAACACCGCTGACACGATTCCAGGTGCAACGCCAGCCTTTCGGCCGATGGTGATCCATTTGGCGTCAGTCGGCGCTCCATGCCACGATCGAAACCAGTCAGTCATGAGACCTGCTACTCCTCGACGCACACGTAACAGAGAAACGACGGATGGGCTGGTTCTGCGGGGACAAGCCAGCCCACGGTCGGTCAGAACGGGACGTCGCTGGAATCGAACGGCAGGTCCTCGACCGACTGCGGCGGCGACGATTGCTGACCACTGGACGCGACGATGCCGCGCGGCACACGGACCCGGATCGCGATCGGTGCCTCCAGAACAGCTCGAATGCCGCCGGACTTCTTCTGGTGGTGCCGGACCGTCGCCTTGATCTTCCGATCGATCAGCTCGTCGAAGTCGTATTCGATGTTGTCGTCAACCGGCGCCATGGTCAGGGCGGCGATGAAGGGCCGCAGCTTGGACGGGTAGTCCGGGCTGCCCAGGCTCAGGCTGTAGTACTGGTGGACCTGCTCCCCGTGGAAATCGCTCTGGGGATCCTCGATCGTCCAGATCAGCCGGATATCGGTGGACTTGGCCCGATGGGGTTTGTTCTTGTCCTGACCATCGGGGTCGTAGAAGGGGTTGTCCCGGGTCTGCGGCTCCCCGACATCGGTCAAACGGAAGAGGTAGGTGTCCTCGTCGACGAGGACGTAATCGTTGGCTGGGGCGCTGCTGATCTTGACCATGGTGGCGTAGCTCCTGTGGGTCTGGTTGTCTCGGAAATCCGTCGATATCGGTCAGGCCGCGTTCAGCGGCTCGTCATCCCCCTTCCCGCCGTCGACCACCCGCAGGTTGGCCTTCATCGCGAGGTACGCCAATCGCCGCGTCCTCGGCAGCCGTTCGGCCTTCGGGAGCTGCCGCAGGTTGTCGTGCCGGATCGTGTCGACGGTCGTGGCGACGTTGCCGACGACCAGGCGTCGCATCATCGGCGACATGGGCGCGTCTCTCTCGGTCATCGCCATGTGCTCCTTGACGAACGCCGCCTCTGCGTCAACATCCACCGGACTCCGTTGGGAGAAAGGACCGACAGCAGGTCGGTGATCGCGGTCCGCCAGCGTTGGCCCCATGACGGGCCGCTCGTCGATGAGGCGGTCCGTTGGGTCAAGGGCCGGTAGGTGCGAAAGCCATTCGTCACGGGGATCGGTCGACGTCGATTCCATTGGGCCATCTGTGGCATACTCCTGGGCACAATCCGTCCAGATTGCCCATGCGCCCTGACGTGAGCCATCACGTTGGGGCGTTCTGCGTTCAGTCCGCTGCATAGGTCGTCTCCGAAGTGACCGCCGGGACGCTGGCGTCCAAGCGCTGCCGATCCTGCGTGAACTCCCGAAACGACCGCTGAACCTGCGGCGCCATGATGTCCGCCGCGTGCGCCAGTCCCCGGATCATCGTGAAGGTCTGGTCGAGCGTGTCGCCGTTGCGCGAGACGAGCTGGTAGGTGGCCTGCATGTCGTCCAGGCACCGGTCGATGGCGATCTGTTCGGCGGGATCAATCGCCCCATCCAGGAGCGCGGTTCGCAGCGTCAGGCTGGTCCGAGTCACGGCCGCACCGTGCTCATCGATCGTGTCGAGCAGGATGCTGGTCCCACGGCGGGTCATGGGCATGTCGGTCGGGTCCTCCGGTGTGATCGTTCGCATCGGGCCGATCGCCGATACGCTGTCCGGGTGAGCCATTGGATGGCTTGCCGCGGTCAGATGGTCCGGGGTGAGTGGGACGTGCTCACCGGCTGGTGAAGCGAATCCGCCCGGACCATCTGACCGAAGCACGCCCGGACAAGGTGTCCGGTGGGAGCCGTGCGTTCGGGGCCGTAGGAGGGAACTGGAAAGGTGAGCTGGAGGAATCACGCGGCGTCCGTGGCCGGTGGGGATCGCGGCACGGCATGGATGCGTGGGCGCTTATTCGTCCGGCCCAGCGCCCGCAGCACCGCAATGGGGTATTCGGACTCATCGACGTCCGCCACCGACACCACCGGCGCTGTGGGGACCGGTGCGGCCACCTGTCGCGCCGATTCGGTCTGGGCATCGGCCCAGCGGCGAATCTCGGCGACGGCCACCACGCGCCGCCGCCCGACGATGAACGAGGCGATGGCGGCTGGGCCGGTGGCCGGAACGGCCAGCCGTCGGCGGAAGAACGACGGCGATACGCCGATCATCGCGGCCGCGTCGTCCAGCGACACCGCCACCGGCTCCATCTCGCGACCGGACCGAAGCTGAACCGACCTGGATGGCTGGATCATGCGGCGACCTCCATCTCGTCGAACGTCTTCTCGATCAGGTCACCGGTCAGTGCCCGAACCAGGCTGCGATGGCAGCAATGGCTATCTCCGGACTGCCCGGCGGGACAGGAGCACTGACAACGGGATGTCAGGTAAAGCCGATTGCGATCCCGCTTGGACGTCACGGCGAACCAGCCCGGCCTGCCACAGATCGGCGTGGCCCGGACATCGAAGTCATAGACGCGGGTCAGACCGCGCTCGGCACGCTGCCGGTCCGTGAGGCGGGTATTCAT